ATCACCAGATGCACTAATCACATTAGTTTCTTGATCAATTTCAATGTTTAAACCAGCAATGAGTTTCTTCTAATACTTTGCACGTATATCAGCAAAGGTGTCAATCATCTCAGTATGAAGTTCCTATAACTGATGCTGCTTAACAAAGTCTAAGAAGTCTTTAGATGTAATAATGCCAGCAGAACTTGTAGAAGCTACTGGTATTGAAACAGTTTTATTACTTCCATCATACTTAAACATTACCATAGTAATGTCATTAGGATTTGAAGTATTAAACTGTATATCTTTTATTACGTCTTTTACCTCTTCATCATCTACTTTACTATCTACATCACTAATGTTTGCTTTATCATTAAGCAATTTGTTTACCTATGTTTTAGTATAGTAGTTGCTAAGATCAGGTATACCACCAGAGGCAGCCAGCCTTACCCATTCGATTCCATTGAAATATTTAATGCTACCACCGTAAGAATTATCAGATAAGTCAACCCAATAGTCTATTTCTTCTGGATTAGGTTGAACAGATGTTGCAAAAAATATTATCCTATTTGTTACCATATGTATTTGTTATATTAAGCTGCTGGAGTTTCTAATGCAGCAACTCTTGTAGTTAATGCGTCAATTAAATCTTTTAAAGCTTTGCCTTGAGCAGCAGCTAAAGCTTCTGTAGTACTAGTACTTGTTAAAGTGTTATTTATAGTCACTTTAGTATCTGCTGTAGGAGGTGTATATCCTAATGCACTAGTCACATTAGCTTTACTAAGACTAATTGTACCATTACTATAAGAAATATTTGCTCCTACCTTTACTCCACCAATAGTTTCAGCTGTAGCTGTTGGTAAAACATATTTATTTGCTTGTGCAGCAATACCATCTAGTTTAGTTTTATATGCATCAGTAAAGTCATTACTGGATAGTTCTTTTCCTTCCACCTTATCTACTTTACCTGATTCAAGTGCGGTAATCTTAGCACTCTGATCATTATCTGTATCATCATTTATTGGTAGCCGTTTGCTACTACCTGCATAATACTTAATTACATTACCTTTTGGATCTGCTGCTAAGTCAACCCAGTAATCAAACTCTTTGGGATTTGGAGCTATATAGCTTCTTGTTATTCTTGTCATATACGTATATTTTAATTATTAATTCTAATGTAATGCAAATTGCACTAAATTTTTACATCCATTTGGATCACAATATTGTATTACTGGTCTAGCCACTCTTACTGCACCAGTATTATTAGCATCAAATACTATACTAATATTATCTGTATTTACTATAGGATGTATCCAATCTTGACCACCAACAAAAGATAATCTACCTAATGTTCTGTTAATAGGTATATTAATTACTTCACCCTCTTTAGTTATACGATGAGGAGTCATATTATACGCATTAGCTAGTTCTGGTATGATGCTGATAGCCGAACTATCCTAATACATAATACTATAAAATATTGTTTCTTTATTCATATTGTTATAACGCATTTTAAGGCGTTTTAAGCCATTTTCTTTATTAAATGAACAACTCATCCATTAAACTCTAAAAGCTTCTTAGAAGAGTCCTTAGGTACGTAACAATCAATGTGACTCCACCCGTCTGTATTAGCTTCTAATCTAATAGGATATTCAAATAGTTCAGCATTCTATCTTACTATATTATTCACTGTATTACTATCTAAATCCTTTACATTAAAGTCTATCGCTTTACCAAGTGCGTGAGCCGATAAGTAAACGTTATTTTTACTCTTTACTAATTGACACATATTGCAACGTAAACCTCTCTATGAGAACTATCCACCAGCTTTCCAAGTATTAATAGTAATAGGTTTATTGAATATCTTAGTACGTAGTATATACAAAGTACTAAGTAATTCTGTACTTATAAACTACCAAGAAGTTTCACCAAACTTGGAATAGCAATGAGGGCATACTAATTCACTTACTTTAAAATAAGGTTTTAATTTGTCTATTAATTCATTTCTGTCCATACTTCGCTATTTAATGTTTCACTTAACTTATTGCTGTCGTAACGGTAGCTAAGTGATGGTGATATTACAAGCACCGACTATGTTGCCGTTTCTGAATGACAGATTACCATTTACAGTTTCCAATGGCGGAATATCATAGGTTCCGTCTTGTGTGATATTAACTAATTTTACATTAGCACTATATCCCCAGTATAATTCCTGCCCGTCAACTATACCTTTCACTTCCACTTTCATTCCTGGGAAATTTTTTGTTTTGCTAAAAATGTAGCATTTTACTACATCGTTCGGTGTAGCAAATCTAGTTATGACAAATGAGGTGCTTGTTATAATTATATCAGCATTTACAGAGGGATACGGTATCCAGTCATTAAAATTTACCGCATAAACATCTACAGGCTTTGACATATCGTCTCTATCAATTTCTCTCTCATCTACGATAACTCCTCTGTCATCAACATCATATTGTAATACTTTGTTGCCCAAGATATGGCGCATTGTTATTGTTTTCATTTTTTTCTCTATTTCTATACATATTATCTACTAATAAATCAGCTATAACATTTATACCTAACTATTTACTATCGCTGATTAATTGTTCCTACATTACTACTAGGAGCATCTAATAGATGCCCTCTAGTAGTTCTCTATCACTCAGTTGCTTAATTTGATTATACATATTTACAAAAAAATTAACTCGGGGAATTACCTATATATTGTGCAAAACCACCATAAATCTCTACCCAAAAATTACCATCATTTAAAGTATCATCATCGGATAATTGTACACTCATATTTAAAGTAGTAACAGAAGTAGAATATGATATTAAAGTAGCATATAATGGATGAGCGTTACTACCACTAACAGCTTCAGTTCTATAACTTCCGTATACTCGTACATCACACGGAGTGAAAAAATAACTAGTTCCACTAGTTATAGTTATTCCTACTGCTCCTTCGCCACTTCTAGCGCAACTAATTTTATTATTACTAAAATTATATATACTGTGTATACTAGATGATACTACTGAATATGAACGTCCATTGTACTAAACTTTAAATTTTAGAATAACGCCAGAGTCCGAGCAACCGTCATGGGAGCATTTTGTCACAAGCCATCCTTGTGGAGTACTAACTACATTAAGTATACCTCCATTATTTCCTACTGCCAATACTAGTGTACGTTCATCAGTATATATATTACCACGATTACTATAATCTACAACCACTAGTCCTCCTTCTGTTCCAGTAATAGATCTAGATGACGGATATTGTCTACAAACAATTGTCATTTCAGTACCGTAATTATCTTCGCTAACACTTGGTAATATTAATTTATTTGTATAGCCACTTTTTGCTCCAACCATATGTATAATTCTAGAATAAGAAGGATTAGCATATACGCTTATTGCATTAGTAGAACTAGTATATAATTCTAATGCATCTTCCCAACCATCTGATTGATAAGAATATAACCTACTATTTGAACAATATGTATCACCATATTTAGGATTACCTATATCAGATGAAGATCTATTTAGATGTGTAATATTTAGAAATCTATTTTTAGTAAAACAATTTTCAAAATATAGATCTTTAAACGTACCAGCCTTAGCATTTACAGTACCAGTAAACGTACCATTAGATGCTCTAAATTCACCAGTACTACTGTTCATGTACAGTTTAGCTGCACTAGATGAACTACCTCCATCACCTGACCAAAATACATTATTAGAGAAATGAAATGCACCTAATACAGCATTATCTGCTAATAAGGTATTAATTGCCATAGCACTTACACTAGATACTAATTCCCAATAAGATGAACTAGAACTAGGAGTTTGACCATATACTCCACCAGAATTAACTGTCTTAACTAGATATACACCACCTTTATAAATTACCTAATCCCTAACATATGCATTACTAGGATTTTCATAGTTAGTTAAACCTATTGATGATGCTGTAGCGTAGTAATATCTAGTAGATGAATTCCAAACTCCTCTAAATCTAATATCTGTATATTGAGTATTAGCAGCTGATCCATCTTGTCCATCCTAACCATCAACTACAACGGTAACGGTTGCAGATGCTGCCACAGGATTATCGTTATAAAGTGGATACTCAGATGGATTAAATGCTACAGTGTAATAATTATATTTAGCAGAACTGGCTATATTGAATGTAATATTAGATACTCCAGACCATCCACTGCCTATTTCTGTACCACTAGATGAACTAGTTGGTGCACTACTATTACTACCATATATTTCCCAATAACCAGATACAGCTGTTAATTTTCCAGTACCTGTTTTCTTGTATGCTCTAAATGTCATACTACTAGGTTCATAAGATGCAGTTCTAGTCAAACGTATTGTAGCTGCTCCTGGAGATATTACATAAGTAGTAGCATCAGTACCAGGTGTTCCTGGGTCTCCCTTATCACCCTGATCTCCTTTATCTCCATCTTGTCCATCTTGACCGTCTTTACCCCACTTAGTCCAAATAAATCCATCTTTCCAATCTCCCCATTTACCATTTTCTTTCTTACGTGTCCAACATACTTGATATGGTATGCTTTCTGTTACGCTTACTCCATTATCGGTATAAGTGAAAGTAGCACCTTTACAAGTCTTAGTAGGCATATAATCATCTTGCTAATAATCACCATTTAAGTATTGTGATCCATAAGTAGGAGAAGCTGGATAATATTGCTCATTTCTACTACATAGAGCTGCTTGATCATAACTAGAGAACCTAGCGAATATGTATTCGTATCCATCCCCATCTTTACCTTTATCTGCAAATACAGACCATAAGCCTGGTTGTGAATAATCTCCCCATTTCTATGTACTCTTATCTTTATATCTTTGAGTTACATATTCATATCTATGTGAATCGTCTACTCCCTATGGATTATCAAACCACTGTGTACCATCTGGTCCAGTACCTGTCCAGTCTGTAGTTTGATTAGAATTTGGTTTTTGAGGATAATTGTTTTTATCATTATTACGTGCGTATAAGAATTCAATACTATTACCATCTTCACCGTCTTTACCATCTGCTCCAGTAAGTCTAATAAGACCTGTCCAAGCTGTTAATGAACCATCTGCATTTTTAAATCTGTGAATTTGCCATACGTATTGACCTTCTGGAGGAACCATTTCAGAATCTTCAGACCACCCAGATGCAGCTGAATCTGTAGGTATACTTGGAGTAGTAGCTGATATTTTATATCTATATTGATAATTACCACCACTTAAACCAGTCTCACCCCATTTAGCCCATATAGCTGGTTTTTGAAACGCTGACCATACACCATCTGTTTTTTTACGTACACTTACCCATTCAAACATCAAGTTTTCTCTAACTCCTTGGGGATCATCAGTCCAATACATTCCTCCAGGAGAAGTAGTAGTTTGTGCTACACCATTAATAAATGCCTGAGGACGCGCTTCATCATCTGTATTATTAGCAGCTACAGGAGTATCAGGTGCAATGTTTTCAGCTTGTGTACGATAGTAGATATATTCATAACCATCGCCATCCATACCTTTTTCACCCCATTTTGACCATAAAGTAGGACCTTGCCAGTTACCCCAATTACCAGTACCTGCTTTAGCAGCTGGTTTAGTACGTTGAGCTACCCATTCATATTGCCAAGTTTCGCTAACACCTTGTGGATTATCATACCAACCATTGTTTGGTTCTGTATAATCATCTCTATTACTATTAGCTGGTAAAGTAGGTGCAGAATTATTTTGTGTAATCTTATATACAAACTCTATATCATTACCATCATTACCATCTTTACCATCAGCTCCTGTTAAACGGAAAGGTTCTGACCAACCAGAAGTAGACTTATCTGAATAAACAGTTTGTATAGACTGCCATACCCAAATACCTTTTTCTGGATCTCCTTGCGGTGGGTCCATAGTCCAAGTGTATTTATTGTTTGGGTCTTTAGGTGGAACCGTATCACCTATAGGAGTAGGTGGTGGTACGCTTGATTCAGTATATGCAAATCTAGTATACTCACCATCTTTACCAGCTACTGAAGCACCACGGAATCTATTAGGATCTCCCCATTCTACATTAGGATCATCTACTTCGATAGAGCTTTTAGTAGACATCCATATTGCAGATGCTGTATAATTTCTATGCCAACCGTTAGTAGTACCATCACCAGTAGGTCTATCGGGTATAGCATCGTTATCGTTATATGTAGTCCATAATGAATTAGGTTGTAAATGGAACTATAATACTACTGTCTTTTTAAATGTAGCATTACCTTCACAGTTAATTAACAAGTCTATATGAGGACTATTAGTAACAGATAAAATATCTGTAATTGTGAATATACCATTAGCCATCGTACACTTAAGACCTGTTGCTTCCCAAGTTAAGAAGTAAGATCCTTCAGCATATACATCTGAATATGATAATTCTGTAGTACCTTTAAAAGCTTGTACTCCAAATGTTAAATTATCTAGCTGGCTATACTTATCTAATATGTTTAATTCATTATCCACAATAACAGATAGGTTGTCTTTAGTAAGATTTACCGAGTAAGCATCCTATCCTTTGAGACTATCTTCTTGTTCTGGAGTAAACTAAATCATAGCACCTGTCATGTAGACATTAGTTAAGTAAGCACCATCTCCATGTAGTACTCCATCATCTGGAGCTCCAGGAATAGTCAACCCTTCTATTTTACCAAATTGTGATGCTATATTAGTCCAATCTATTGCCCAAGTACTAACATCTTTTAAGAACCTCTTATAATCTCTTGTAGAGTAAGCACTAGATTGTCTAGTTTCATCTAAGAAATTACCATATACTGCAAATTTCATATTAGCAGTAGGATGTTGAGTGGTATTAGGCTTTAATGAATATCTAAATTGTTTACCTCTTTCATCAAGAATTTCAATAGGAGTAAAATAAGCAGTACTAAATCCCTACATTTTTTCAAACCCACATTCATCTGTACCTGGAGTAGTTTCATTTACTCCATCAATATTATGCCATATACCTCTACATATATCATTAACATGTAACCCACTGTATTCTCCTTCTTCTAGTTTAAGTGTAGCTATCTAGTTTTTAGTATCTACTGATTCAATTGTACCAAAAGCGATAGAATTCCACAATTCACCACTTACTACATCTACTCTGTTAAAACGTAATTCTGGTACAGATAAGAATTCTCTAAGGGTTAAGCTTCCGGCTTCTATATTGCCGTGTTCATCAATTATAGCTCCATCTCCAAGTAGTCCTGATATATAATTACCAATAGTAATTCCTTTTTTAGCATATATCATACTATCAGCTATTACACTATTCTTAAATGTAATAACACCCAATGCTGTATCATCGTATAGTTTACTTAAGAATAACTTACCGCCTTCTGATGCTATTAATGCTTTAACTACAGCAGTGTCGATAATACCACCTTCGCCACTAATATAATCTGCCAATACAGCTGGAGATACATTATGCCATGTACCATCACTACTATACTATATTAAGTCTCCTTCTGTAATATAAGTAATGGTAACATCTTTTAAAGTAGATAAGTGATTAATTCTTTCTACTAATGTATCAAGTTCACCAACATTGTTGTTTAATGTGGTTACATCACCCTATAAGCTTCGTACTAAACTAGTTAATTCCCTAAGGTCATCTGTTGTTGCATACTATGCCATTATTTCAATAGTTTATCTATTAGTACTAATAATTTGTGTTTCTCTTCTTCTGATATACTAAACGTATCTCCTTGTTTTAGTATATCTTCTACGTAATTTGAACACACTAAATTTAATATCTATATGCGATCAAAATCTATATTATATTTAGTCATATTGTTCAAATGTTTACCCATTCTATAATTATTTTCTATCATAACTAACAACAACCATTATAACAAGACCTACAAGTTTTACACGGTCTACGACAATTAAATATTCTATTATACTTACAACATGTGTGTTCGTTAGGTATATCTAATAAACGACATATATCTATATAATACTATATAGCGTCTTCTGTAAGATTATTAACTTTAGCGTAGTCTAACAGTTGAGATTTAAACTATAGCATTAATATTTTTTCTTTTTGATGCTTGTCTAAGCAAGTGTAACAAAAATTAACTAACGTGTTTACTTTTTGATAGTATAGATTCTTTTCATCATATGCTATAGCGTGAGCTATTTCGCTCCCTACTACTGTTACTATAAATGAAGTAGCGTCATATTCTTCTATGTTGATATTTATATTATTACTGTCTGTTTGAGGTCTATCAATAACTATTTCGTGATCTTCATCACTATTAGAATGATAAGTTCTTGACAGTACACTATCTAAGTATACTTTAGTAACTCCAGCTACCGAATCTAATTTAATAGTTAGAAGGTTATTTTCTATCTTCGCATTAATTATTTTCATATCTACAAAAAAATTAAAAAGGCGAAGCCGAGGATAAACCTCAACCTCGCCTGGGTTTAAATAAAGAAACCGTGTATTATCCAGCACTAGTATCAACACCAGTGATAAATGCTTTAAGATTCTTAACAAACTGAGATGCACTCAAGTTAGCTGCTTCTTCAACGTACAATTCAGTAGTCAACGGAGTAGTTTTAATATACTGATTGTCTGGTGATAAATACAGATTATCATTTTCAATAGTAATGTAATCGTAAGATGCACCTTCGGTAACATTACGTTTCGGTTCAACAATAGGATATGCGTCTGTAAATACATGACCTTTGTAACCTAACATACGTACTTCCATATCACGAACTTGTTTCCAGTAACCTTTACCAGGTTTACCAGCAGTCTTAGTAATAGTTACACCAGGAACTGCTTCAGGAACATTAGACAACAATGCGCCAGGAATAGTAACATACAGAGAAGCTTCCATAGAAACTACTGAATATTCATTCAATGAATAAACACCTTCGTTATCATCTTTAGGAAGAGCTGTAAGTGTTAATTTATGACTTGCAAATGCAGCATTTACTCTACGATTTGCATGTTTATTAATCTTCTTCAACAGTGCATTACCCAAATCGTCAGCAGTTTCAGTTGTAGCAACCACTTCATAAGTATGAGTAAACTATCCCGGAGCTTCATACATGTCTTTGTAAACAATACGTAAAACATATCTGTGACCGATAATAACAGTAGCACTAGTCAAGTTGATTTCAATTTTTTCCTGTACTGGTGCAACATAGTCACCGATTACATAAGAAGGTTTAGAAGCTTTCTGAATTGCGTTAGAATACTCTACAGAACGTTTAGTAGCACTAATACCATTAGGTAAAGCGATAGTCATATTATCGCCAGCTACACCAATATATACTGTAGATGCTTTTACTGCACTAGCTTCATTTTTAATTAAGTTCTTATTTTCATCAAATAAAGCTACAGCACCCTGAGCAAGACTATCTACTGTAGTATAAGATGCTGGACATGTTTTACCGATAAGTACGGTATCAACGTGTGTAATCATAGTTTATATAAAAATAATTAATTGTTAGACTTAGCGCTAGTCTAGTTTGTCCTTCTACTTTCCTTATTTCAGATTTCCAGGTCAGACAAACGCATTAATTTATTTGTTATTCCATTGAAGCAATTTCGTTGGAATAAGCATTATAATGCTACATTGGTTTAGTAGCAAGATAAATCTAGATTGCCATTTTCACAATTTCCATATGTGTATGTTCTGGCAAATCTGTATATTCTGTATTAGTAATATTACTTGGATTAATATCAGATGGTTTAGCTAAGTATGTAATCTCATATTCACTTACTTTATATTTACCGTCTGTGTATAATATTACGTTATTATCTTGAATTAACTTTAAAGGTCTAGCTTGACAATATTTTAATTTGTGTTCAGATAGTGAATTACTTAATTGTCTATCTAATGTTTCAATCGTAGATTCTAACGTATCTGTATACTTTATTATATATTCTCCTCTTTCGTTAGTTTCCCAGCATTCATTTAAATTACTTGGCTGTATACCAGCTGTATCTCCAAGTAATAATACATAATCTTCTGGTAACTCTACAGAATAAGAATTACGATCACTTTTATTAATTGAACCTTCAGTATATTTCTTATTTTTAATTAATGTACGTAAATCGTCTATTCTTTTCTAGGTCTATTCAAATCCTTGAGCTTTAAAGTTAACACCTGAGTATCTTGTTTTATAAAATTTATCAATTGCCTCATTAATGAATGATATAATAGTGTCTGAGGATAGCTTATCCTTAATAACTAAATTAGGATCCATTAACTATAGCCTACGTTCAAACTCGATTTGAAATCCACGGTCTGTCATAATCATTCATCTATTTGGTTCAACTGTGATTTAGTCTATATTCTCTTAGACTCAATATCTTCTAATGCTAGTTCTACAGCTCTATTAATTACTTCAAACTGCATATACTCTGGTATTTCACTCATACCATCTGCTGGTAAGTTCTCTATCTTAGTAGGGAACTTAACATAAGTAATATCTACAGAATAACTATTACTACTCATAGCTAAGTAATCATAATAGATATATAGAGTGTTATCTTCTATCACAGCTACTGGATCTTCTATCCAAGGATTATTATTATAAGTCTTCTTAAATTTAGTAGCGTCTGCATGATCTATTAGCTTTATGGTAGCTTTTTTGTTATTGAAGTTTAATACAGCATCTACAAAGAACATTCTGTCACCATTAAATAGATTGGTAACATAACATCTATTTGAGTCTGTTTCGGTATTAGCAATAACATTTGTATCTGTGTGTACTAATTTTTCTAAGTCATGGATACGCTTTACCGATCCTTCAAAACTAGTTTTTAAATAATTGTTACCAGTAAATTTATTACTTATTTCTTGGTATAAACCTTGATCTAACCAGTAATCAATCTCTTCTGGTAAGAAAGCAGGACAACCCCCAAAGGCTGTACTTTGAGAGTTCTTATCCATTGCTACTTTAAAATATGAGTGAAATTGTTCTCTAGTCATTATTATTTAGATTTGATTTCGCTCAGAATAGACAGGTAAATGTCTTGATTTTTTTTGTCTTTTAAATAAGCAATTACATCTTCGAGACCATTACCAATAACGTCAGTACCAAAATAATATGTGGCACGGTTCTTGCGAATAATATTTTTACTTAAAGCTTCTTCAATTACAAAGTTAATTTCTTTATTAGGATTATCTACCCAAATTCTAATAAATCTTGCTGGATCAGCTTCTACGTTTTCACCAAGTCTAGCTTCAACTAATTCATTAGACATAGTGTCAGCTTTAACTCCAAATAGTCTAAGACATTTGCGCATATCTTCAAGACTCATCTTATCTAATGCTCTATAAGCATCACGTTTAACTTTGTTAGCTTTATTAATTTGTTCTGCTTCAGCTTCTTTATTTATAAGTACATAATCAGTAGATGGAGTTACTTTATCAATGCCATTTGCTACTCTCTTATGTCCTAATAGGAATAAATATTGCAATTCTCCTTCAGGTCTATCAGTATTAATTACTAATTCTTTCTTACCAATCTTAATTGCAAATGTATCCCAAAATGTACTATCAGGATCTAATTCTCCTTCAGCTTTACCCATTTTCTGTTCTAGTTCTCTAGCTTTATCTCTGGTTAACCCTGTGTAACGGCTACCAGATCTTGTCCAATAGGAACCCAGATAATCAAAGCAATTGGACCATTTTACTAATCCAGTCCAAGGATTCTGTTTAGTTATTCTAACGATTACTTCCATAATATAATTATATATTAGATTGTTCAGTTTTATAAACTTTCTTTTAATTCTCTATTCATATTATATAAAAGAACTTTTTGATGAGTTGTAAGTTCTTCTATCTTTTTATCGGGACAATTTTCAAGATTATTATAAAATTCTTCCGCTTTTTCTAATGTTGAAAACATTTTGAAACTGTTTGTCGTATCCCAAACTATATAATCACGGTTTACGTTTTGATCATCATAAGACCAAATATATTTTAAATTTGACCAACTTCTAGAGGAAGATGGATTTCCATATTCACCTTGTAATTGCCGTTGGATAGATCTGCGATCACAACCTGTAGATCTGCTAGCTTCCATAATACTAGGATATTCTGCAATAAGTTTAGCTGTTTCTTTATCGAATTGCAATACTTTTTTTGCAACTTTCATACCATTGGTTCTAGCGTTTTCAAGCATTTTACCTTCTAATTTATCTCCAGTTTTAAATAGATGTTTTTCAGCAGCTTTACGACAGGCTTCTGAAATAACATGACCGCCTTTATCTAAATTGTAACCTTTATCTGGATTTGTAGAATCATATTGTTTTATCCAATATATCTCTCGTTCGTCTACCTGTTTTGGTGTACCTTCTATATTCTCCAGAAGCTCTACTTGAAAATTTTCAGGTTTGTGGTTTACTATAGCTATATAGATAGCCAGAGTTCTATCATTTTTACGCTGTGAGTTTAATGCACGATAAATATGTTCGGCAAAACGCTTATAAATGTCTCGTTTGGTTTGTCCAATATAAACTTTATTGTTAGTTCTATCTGTAATTTTATATATTCTGCTCATAGTAGTACATTTTCTAATTTTTAATATACTACTATAACGCAGAATATATATTTATGTTGCCCACAAACGCGTAGATTATTCACAAGACATTATTAATTCTCCACATGCTCTGGGGTCGCGGAGCATTAATCCGACCTCACCCAAGAAGTGTACTGAGTAACCATCCTTAGCGTTAGAACGAACTTCTGTGTTAGAGTGAGCGTAACCAGCAGGAGTTACAGAACCAGCTGTACACCAGTTAACAAATTCACGATCTTTACGAACTACTTTAACAATATTAGCTTCACCATCACGACGACCAAAATCCAAGAATGTCATACGGTAAGACTCCAACGGTTTCAAAGTAACAGGATGCAACTGACGATTATAAGTAGTATTGTCATACTACGGGAAATACTTCAAAGTCAATTCAATACCATTAGACGTTGCGTAAGTCTTAAACTGACCACCGAACTTCAAATTATCACCAGAACCAGTTACGAATACTGTGTCAATCAAGTTCATGTTAGCCATCTTTTCTTTAAGTACACGGTCAAATTCACGCATACCCATTTCACCAGTCAAGGCAACGAACTTACGTTCATTAGTACCCAATACATTGTAAGACAGGTCAAACAAGAAGTCTTCCAACAGTTCAGCTGTCAAACGAGTGTAGTAACGTCTGTTAGATGGAGCAATCTGTTCCAACAAACCAGCACCAATAAATGCAGGACGACCATTCTTACCTTTCAGATTACAAGAACCATCTTTGTTTACGTTGTTCTGATTGTATACCAAAGCTCTTTCAAGACGTTTGTACCACTCACGCATTGCAACCCATTCCTGGAATGTAGACCACAAATAAGAAGTTTTACCAGTCTTAGGATCTTTCAAAGCTACTGCCATAACTGTAGAGTAAGCAGAACCTGTGATATCATAAGACAGACGTACTGTAGTCAAATAGTTACGCATCTTGAAGTGAGTATTGTAATTCAGGATATCAGCCTCTTCACTGTATTCTTCATAAGCAGAAGCCAAACGGTTTACTTGGCAACCAGAAGCTAAAACAGCCGGGTCAATATAAGAAGCGGGACTACCATTAGATACAAATACTGTATAAACATACAGGTTGCCATCTTGATACGGAGCGTCCTGAATACGTGCTTGACTCTTATCATCAAATTCGATAGTAGCACCAGGACCAAACCATGCATCTTCCAACCACAAAGTAATAGGAGTATTACCCAAACCTGGAGTAGAATTTTCACTAATTGCAGCACCATTCCATTTAGCGTCACGAATTGTAACAGCTCTATCTTGGTCGATCATAACACCCCATTCAAATGAAGGCTGATCAATAGTCATTACATTTCCAAGACCACCTGTCAACATATCAAGAGAAGTACTGTAACCATTATCTTTAGTACCAAATACGTATGACAGGATAGTAGATACCTCATAAGGTCTTTGCTGAGAAGCGAGACTAATCTTATTAGTGTCGATCAAATCAGAAAACCATTTACCTTTGTATAATTGGAGGTTATTAAGAATATTATTATCCATAAAATACTAGTAATTTAATTTTTTTATTTATATAATTAATTATTATGATATACGCAGTTGTCGTGCAGCTGAGAACCAAATTGGATCATCATCAGAACCCGTAGCTTGTTTTCTAGATTTAGTAGTAATACTACTAGATTTTAAACTTCGTCTAAACTTATCAATAGCTGAATTATTTCCTTCACGTTTAGCAGCCTCAATAAGTTTGTCAGCATTCATTGTAAAGTATGCTGATTCTATCAGATTCTTAACACCACCCTTAGCATAGTCCTTTTGGTACTTTGTTTTACCGTCTGTGTCTGGCTTAAGTATATAATCCATTAAAACCTTTTTATCTTTTTCAGGGACTGTAATACCACGTATATTCTTTAAGCCTTTTATTTCGCTAACAACGTTATCGTAGAATTGCTGTTGTCTCTGCAACTATATCTGATAAGCCTTTTTCTGATCCTCTAATAGCTGTTTCTTCTTTTCCTCTTTAATCTCTTTAAGATCTTCTAAAGCGTCTTGTGCTTCATCTTCAAGTAATCCAGCTTCTTCGTATCTACTTATCAACTTATCAATCTTATTAGTAGAGAATCCTTTTTCTTTAAGTAATTGTTTTACTACTAACTTCTGATTAGCTTCATCTTCAATATCAATATCATCTAAATCTAAATCAGCATCAATAGTTAAATACTTCTTTAAATCTCCACCTTGTTTTACGAAATTATCTAGTGCTTCAACTTCTTCACTAGAGTATTCAGGCTTGCTATTTTCTTCAATGACATTTTGGAAGTAATTAATTAACTCATCTACATTCTTTGGTTTGTCTTCACCTTCTTCAAATTCCCAATTGAGTTTTTCAGCCACAGCATCAAAGAAGTTAGTAACAACATTTTCCTCATTGTTATCTTCAACCTCTTCTTCCTCTTCTGTTTCTTCCTCAATAGTTTCTTCTTTACGAGGTCTACCAGGCTTACGTTTTGGTTTATCTTCAATATCTTCTTCTTCGATTTCTTCTTCCTCAGTATCTTGTTCTTCTACTGGTTTTTCTTTCTTATTCTTTACTTCGATATTGTTATTTTTAATATCTTCCAATTCTTCATCGTCTAGTGATTCAAATTCATCAGCGTTAACATTAACGTTTTCATCAACATTTGAATTTCTAAAACCACCGTCTGGATTAGGGATAAAGCTATCTAGTACAGCTTCAAATCCACCTAATGTCATTTTTTTATCCATAATTAAAATATTTAATTAGATTTATGCAAAATTATAATTTTCAATTTCATTAATATTACCATTATCTGCTAATGGCATAGTGTTTAACCATTTTATGTAATCGTCTAGATTTTTAAACTACAAAGCTGCTTTCTTAATAGAATCCGTATCTGGTAAACTTTTTAAATATTTAAGTATATTTTGTTTAGTAGGTTTTATGTTTAATTCTTTCAATCTATCTAACATATTTATACCATAAGCATTCTATTCCATCCAATTCATAAAATAGCTAGTATTCTCAGGGTCTATCGGATTTTTATCTCTAAGTTTCCCCTTAAATTGCTTTGTTATTTTATCTAATTCCGATTTGTTCCAAGAAGGATTATCTTGATGTATATACTAATTAAAATGATTAATTTCGTGATTAGTTATTTCCTAACTAGGAGTAACCGCATTATCTATTTTTATTCTAAAATCTTTCTATGTTGGTTTTATACCATATTGTTTGTATCTTCTTGCAGCTTCTTCCTACAGATCTATCATAGCTTTAGCATCCTATAACTACATTATTTCAGCTTCTGGTAAACTAAAATAATCATTTTCGTACTAGTTTATGATCTTATCATATGTACTTTGTAAATCTACATTATAATCAGATTTAATTTTAGCAGCTCTAGCTCTAACCTCTGGATCATACAATCTTTCAATACTTCTATTACGTAAATCATTCCAGTCAGATTGTTTCTATAACTTACTTATATCTGGAGTAATTCCCGTTATTCTGTTTAGTTGCTGATTTAATGATTTCTTATAATTACTAACCGTTGGAATGAATGGTACAACTGTCAATGCTGCTAATCCAGCCCCTAACCAATCTTTATTCTTTAAAGCCTGTGTTGCATCGTATATACTTAAAGCGTCACCAATAACTGGAGCATCGTATAAATCAAATACACTTCTTACATAACCTGCACCTGGATTATATCCATATGTAGGATTATATGGATCTCCTTTAGGGTCAAAGTTAGTAATAGGTCTTTCACTAGTATTTTGTGGTGGATCTTCATCTATGGTACCACCATCTGCATACTTCTTCCAATCCCAGTATTTCAGCTAGGGGTTACTTTCCCTAGCCTACTTATACTGTTGCATTCTCTATCTAAATGCTTCACGTTCCATAATTATTTACTTTTCTTAGAACCCTTTTTAGAGCTCTTCTTTCCACCTTTACAAGCCATAATTAATTCTCCTTATTACTTTTAATTTTAATGTATTTCAACCAAGCAAAATGTTTTCTTTGTTTACAGTAGTCAAGATTAGTATCATTGTTATAAGCTTCTTCTTCAAAAGATACATCATGATACCTATCTCCTTGTTTATCTGATAATCTAGCTATAGATATTATTAAATATTCAATACCATACCAAATATAGAAAGGCAACCACAACATTTCTTGCATCTATTTGAGATGAATCTTTTCGTGATTATATTCAATATCTGTTATTTTAGATTTATCTCTAGTAAATATCAAACCAAATATATTGATATATTTATAACCCTTAAATGGTATAAATTTGTTCTGTATTACTTTCATATCACTTCTCTCCTGTTACTTTATTGCGAATAGCAGTTTTTGCCTTTAGTTTCTCTCTATCCATAGCAGCTTTATCAGACATACGTTGCAACTCAGTTTCATGCTTCATTCTATCTTTTTCAAGCTGTATCTTCTTATTTTCAGCTTCTCTCTTCTGCTCTATTTCTCTACGCTTATTGTTGAGTTCTAATTGTTTAGTAGCAATATCAGAATTTATCTTCTACTGTTCTAGAGCCTGTTTTCCTATTTCAATTGGATCAGGAATTCCATTCATATCTTGATCCATATTCTCAGCACCACGATAAGCATTAAGTTGTGCTACAGTAATTTTAGTAGCATTGTCTTGATCTACTTTATATTTTTCAAGATCCATTTCTGCTTCCTTAAGCATAAGCTCTTCTTCTTTAAGCTGATTCTGTTGTTCTGCCATTTGTTGTTGTGCTTGTTGTTCAGCTTGTTGCTGTTGCTGCATTTGTTCCATTCTTTTCTGTTCAATTTCCTCAAGCCTATTCTTAATCATACTCATGTTATCTAAAGTAATGATTTCAGCAATATCTAACAGACTGGCACCATTCTGCATAGCAGGTTGTAGCAATTGCTTTAATTGATCTATATACTGTTGATTCTTAGTACTATCATCTACAAATATATCCATATCTTCGTAGAAGAAATTATCAGATAATTGTACAAATGCTCTAGTAGCATCATCTAATATATAATTCAAGTATTTCTTACTATCTTTCCAAGCAGCTTTAGAAGTGTTCAACAGCATAGTTAATACTCTTCTTTTTACCTAATTGTGATTCCAGAACCAAGGTTCAGTAATATGATAAGACATACTAACAGCAGTATTAGTATTACCCACTAATTCACTAGCAGCAATCTACCCTTGTCTTTGTGGAGTAATACCAGTAAGCTTAGCTACCATGTCTTCAATCTTTTGCATCAATTGAATATACTCAGCTATTACATTACTCATAGTTAAGTCCCAAGAAGATAACTAGTTGAATTGAGATGGTTTACCTCCTTCACGTCCTGGTATATCCCACCCTTCATCATATGGATTAATAAAAGCTACACCTAGTGCACTTAAGTAATGCATCCACTTGTTAACATCAATATTCATAGATTTAGGTATCTAAGTAATATCCATTACTGCTACTTTACCTTTATCTCTAGATAATGCTAATTCAAGTCTATACCATACTACAATATACATATACTGTAACGGTTTCATCATACTTACTAATGATCTAGGCTTACTATTAGTATTATTATATACTACACCAGTGTAAGGCAATTTCTGTGAATTAGGATTATCAGCAGATATATGTTGATATTCAATAGGTTGAATTCCTATATACATATCATCACCGATTCTATATCCTTCCCATACTTCAATAATCCAATCCCATTCTACAGATTGTTCTGTACCTGTTACTTTATAATCTTCATCTACTTGAAATTCTTCAACTTCTCCAGTTTCTGGGTTTAGTAAAGTAACAAATCCTATCTTTTTGAAAGACTTCCAACAGCAATGATATACTACTATATGATCTATATCAAATGGATTATCTGTAAAACTATTAATCTTGTGTAGTTTAATAGATTCATAATCTATACTAGTCTTTCTTATCTCTGGATTATTACCTGCTCCAGGTCTTTGATCAATAAGTTCTAATAACTCATTTAGTTGTCTTTCAGACATTTTATCATAGAATCTGTCGTATATTTCAGTAGCAGACATGATCATCTTTCTGCGGCACCATGCTGCATCATCTATAAATTCTAAGTCTAAAGAATGCTCATAATCAAAGTACATAGGATTTACTCTTTCTACATAAGGATCTCCATTGATTACACCTATGTAGTATATTTCTTCTCCGCCTATTAAAGCATCTTTCCAGCCTTTATAGAATTCATGAGTAAGATTCAATTTTCTCTTGAGGAATTGCAATGCATGATAAGCTTCAGTTTCTGCTATATCCTTATAATCTTTCTATAGATACTTAGCTATAGCTTCCGGAGTCTAGATTTCTCCTGTAGCTAATGCTTGTTCATATCTGGCTGCTTGTTCTGGACTTAACTTACTAGCTATAGTAGCCTGAATATAATCCATTAGCATTTCTTTGGCTTTTTCCTATAGTTCACTAGCAGCTATATCACTTGTGCGTTGTGGATGAAAATTAAAAGGTCTTTTAGTTTCTTCACCAAGTAACTAATCTACATATGGTTTAATAATATTATAATCCTATGCCATAGCAGGAAATCCATCATCTTGTTTAAATGGATTAGTTACATATTTAAGATCCTTTTCATTATATATGCTATTATATAAATCATAGTAAGTCTACATCTCGTCAGATCTAGATCTACCATTACCACCAAATCCTGAATCTCCAGCGCCTACTACATAGTCTACGCAGGCTTCTTTCCAGGCTTGTGTCTTCTTTGACATTGGTAGTTTCTGTGCAGGGAAACTTTTAGTATTCTTCATAGTTAAAATGTATATACATTATCGTCATTAGAAAATACTCTAGGAGTATCATCATTGAACCAACTCTGCGCAAAAATTGGTCCATCGAAGAGCATCTTCTATTTGTTTTCTTTTTCTTTCTTTTTAACAACTACATTATATAGTTGTTCTCTATATATCATAACCTACATCAACGCCATCACTCGGTCAAAGTTACCTGTATCGTTATAGCTTATTAGCTCTTCTAATAGCGGCTCTGATAGTATTCTAGTTAGGTTTTTCTTACCTGGTGCATACTCTTCATTCAACCATTCTTTTATCATACCTTCCCCCCATTGCTTTATCTACTTATTCATGTGACAACCTTTTCTTCTTTGTACTTTAGAATTACTAACTATATCATTAATAATATCAGGTTGATCAGCTAATAAGTAATCACAATGCTTAGCAGTAAAGTAAGGGAATAGACCTTTGCGTTCATTTTCATACATTATACGCGCATTATAGTATAATGCTAACTTACGTAAGTTTTCATAGTATTCCTCAGCTGTTGCAGGTCTACCAGTATATTCAGCTACTATAATATCATAGTACTCTTCAAAGTTCTAAAACCTCTTATATACTATAGATGATCCTAATGAATTAGTACCAGACTAGTCATGATCATAAGGGTCTACACCTATTATATATAATCCAGCTGTTGCATCTTTAGCTGGATGTTCCCATATAACTATTGAACCAGTAGGATCATCATCTTTACCAAGTGGATACTTAGTAACATCACCGTGTTTCTTAGGTATCCATTTGATACTACCAGACTCATCAAACATTAAATCACCTACTTGTTTATGATTCTATAACGAAGTATTAGTACGAATAAGTCCTAATTGTTCCTATAGTTCTTTTTTAGGAAATATATTACCACCAAATTCTAGGCATGCTTCTTGCGGAGTAATACATCTTTCGGCTACATATCTATCTATAGTATTAGTATTAGTAGCGTTTTCTATTACTTTTCTACGTTCAGATAATGTGTATTCTAGAGCTAATTTGTGTAATGTATTTCCGTCTTTATCCATGTAAAGACGATTTCCTTTTTCATCTCTAATGTCATTATTAGTATACTGTGGAATAAAAAAGCCACATTTTTTGTTACTAGTATGTTCGTCCCATATATTGTCAAATCCTAAGCAGTTATATCCATCCGGATTATAAAACATGTCTTTTAATGTTTCAAAATGGCTACCTTCATCACCACCAGTTCCAAAAGCTATCATCGTACCAAAAGCTACATCGTCTTGTTCTACAGATGGTCTAGCAATCTACCATGCAGCACCTAATTCTGGGCATGAACCTGCCTCTTCAAATATGATCAATTTACCAGCTTTACCACGTACTATATCAGGATTATCTTTCAAAGTAACGCCAATAATCTCTGACTTGTAACCCATTTCTACTTCTTTGCCAAATTCATCTTTAGTCCAGAATCCAGCTCGTTTACGCATAGTACTATTTACAGATCGTTTTTTACCCCAAGCTGTATTCTTATCTATAAAGTCCATATAGTCCCAAGCCTTAGTAAGAATACCATCTTCTGTAAGATACTGTTTATTAGAAGCATATATATACGTCTTAGTACCAGGCAATAGATAATAGTTACGGCAAGCCATCGAACCATTTTTATATGAATAACCTTTACGACGTGACTTAAGTACACACATGTGTTTACCTTGCTCTTCAGCTTCCTACATAGCCTAGAAAAAAAAGTAATCGTAATCGTAGAAGTCTGGGAACTATAATTCACGTTTTTTTACTACTTTTGTAGTACCATCTGGTTTATTTTTTATTTCATGTACAATACGTTGAATAGGACAAAAGTTAATATAAAAATAGTTATACCCAGTGATGTAATCTCCATCCTCTGCGGTATAACCATTAATACAACGATCTTTCTATTCGTCCCAGTATGTGTAATATTCAGTAGTACCAATTGGATACTAACAATAAGCTCCGGTCTTTAAGAATGTTAAAGCCGGAGTTCTAAACTTATCACTATTTATTATTTTCTTCTAGAAGTCAATCATAGTTTCTTAATATGTTCAACATGTCAATAAGCAGATTACATTAATTTTTTCTTCCAAATAAATCCTTTACATGTTTTAGCTTTACCATTACAAGCTCTTTTAATAGAATTATAATCCGTATTTACTGCTTTTGCAGCATTATGCATACCTTTAAATGTATTTAATAATTCTCCATTTTTGCTATATTGATAAACAAAATATTTTGTAGAAGAATTTCTTAACTTCTCTTTTTGTATTTCTGACATCTTTTTTCCTTTATTTAAACCAGGCATACCTTTATACCAGTCAGAATTGCAATGTCTATTAGTTTCATATTCTTTCCACAAACTGTATATTTTGTCTTTTTTCTTCTCTAATTCTTCTTTAGAAAAGTCAGCAATAAAATTGTTACAGAAAGGATGTATATATTTGTTATTACATAATTTACTTATATTTGATCCACTTAGACCAGTTATTGTAGATGCGGCTTTTATAGTATGTGCATATATATAATATTTATCTATAAAATTGTACATATATACTCGTTTTCCTATAATTCCATCTCGTATTAATTTCTTAGTATTTTCAGAAACTTTCTTTCTTTGTTCTTCTGTCATCTTCAAACCAAGAACACCAAAGTCTCCACCTTTAGTACAATTATATCCTTTAGTATACCCTTCATATTGCTCTATGTATTTTATTTCTAAATCGTCTAATTTATTTATTAACTGTTCTGTAGTAATTGATTCGTCGGGTATAAAAGATTCTACTATATCTATAGTAAAGTTATGTAATCCGTATTTTTCTATAGCTCTATATAATGGTAAATCGTATCGTTTATTTCTAATATTGCTAAGATGATGTTTGAGTCTTTTTCTTATAGATACTCCTTGACCAATATAACATTTACCATTTATATTGTTTTTAAATAAGTAAATTCCAGCTAGTTTTGGATCTATATCTCTATACGTCATTATTAATTTTAATTAGTTGGAACGGTAGGATTCGAACCCACACACATACCGGGTTAGAGCCGGCGACGCTACCATTACGTTACGCTCCAGTGCCAGGGAATATTTAATGTCTGTCCCTGTCAGACCTCTCTATCAGTTCAACGAGATTATTTCTTAAACAAACTCTTTAGCCAATGAATAGTACGCTTAATAATACCTTTCTTCTTAGGTTCAGCTACTGCTTCTTTCTTATATTCTTCAACCAAAGATTCACCGGCTTCTTTAAGATAAGCATCTGCTTTTCGTTTGTTATCAATTTCTTTTTCAAGCACATCACAAATTTCTTCAGTGCTATTGCATTTTGTTAAATCAAGTACTTTCTTCATAGTTTCTTTATTTATATTCATATAACGTACCTATTAATTTATTGTTATAAACTTGTGTATAATTTGCACAAATTAAGCTAATTCATAAGGATTAATCTGAGCATCTCCACGTACTTTAGTAGTACTAACTTCTTCAGCTTTAACTGCTTTTTCGAGGAAATCTAATGTCTGAAAAGTAGCTTTTACTTTTTCCATACCAGCTAATAGATCTTTAATCTTCTTTTCATCTAGTTGCTCTTCTAGAGAATCTTCGTAATACTTACTAATAGTATCTACTTTGTTTCTCATACTATCTAACATTCTTAGATTTCTAGTGTATATTAGCTTCTTATAATCATCTTCACAGGCTTTTTCTTCTACAGTAAGTTTGTAATTTTCATCACCGAAATATAGTTGCTTAAGCTTCTTTTCTCTGATATCTGGTTCTAACTGAAGTACATATGGAGATTTAAAATACCACATAAGTACTATGTAACTTATTACACTTGTAGCTTGTGTTTTATCTGGCTTATCAGCCTCCCATAACTTTTTAAAGAATGGGAGACCCAAAGCGTCAGGGTGTATTACTACTTTACCACCATTTATATCAAATAATTTCATCAGTTACTTCTTCAACACTGGGTTCAAAATTCTCTGGCATAAACTCCTCAGGATGCTGAGCTCTATACTCTTCTTCAGCTTTAGTATTTGCAATAGCATCTAATAGCTGATAAAATTTTAATTCTACCGCTTCTTGTTGTTCAGCAGGAATCTGATTAGTGATTAATTTATCCATTAACTCCTTCATTACATCCTCTGTGAATTCTCCTTGGACAATATCGGTCTTATATCTACTGTCACCGATAACTACTTCAATAAAATTTCCAACACCTGATGCACTTACGGGAATAATTGTAATATCTAGATTTTCCATAATTATTCTTTTACTTCTTTAATTTCATTATTTTGTTCTGCTGTAGCTTCTCCGAATCCTTTTTCTCCTCTTTCTGTTTCACTCAATTCTTCTACCAAAGTAGGTTCTAATATAGAACAAGGAACAATGACTAACTGAGCAAATGGTTCATCTGTAGTATATACTGTAGGAATAGCATCTGTAGTTACTTTAAATTTAGCCATTAACTCTCCACGATAATCAGAATCAATCACTCCAATACCATTACACATAATAATAGATCTTTTAGAGATAGATGATTTCATACAGATAAATCCAACATATCCTTCAGGAATTTCTACAGCAATATCAGTGTGATATACTAGTACTAACTTGCCACTATTATCTACTTCTTGAGTAATACGAGTAGTATATAGATCTAATCCTGCACTGCTACTAGTAGCTCTAATAGGCAACTTACCTTCAGATTTTTTAATCTCTTCTGTGCCGTCTTCTTTCTTTACTGAGTAATCTAACTTTTTAAATTTCAATTGTTCCATAATTATTTATTTTGTTCAATATCTTTTGTGTTAATACTAATCGCTTTACCATGATGAAATCCCCAATCTAAGAATACCGTATTACAAAGTACATGATCTATATGAGGTAGTCCACTTTCAGGATCTATTAATTCTCCTTTGTCTATAGCAGTAAGATGTCTTAGTAATGCCGCTTTATATCTTTTCCAAAAATCTGGAAGATTTTGCCAACTATTATCTGAGTATTTCTGAGCTCCATAAGTAAGTACCTTACCAATATTCTCAACTACATCTAATGGAATCAAATCCATTCTTACTTTACCACAATCATATTTCTTACCATCATTCTCCATCTTCAATATACTTATTAGTTAAACAGTTGTACAATCCTTTTATCTGTAACCGCCTAGTTTCAACATTATCTGTGTCTTTTAGTTTAGCTAAACCTTCTAGAATATCATCCATGAATTCATTGTATGTTAAGGAATAGTTATTGATCTTCCTATCTGCAACTTCCATTAACTCTTTTAGCTCTTCACTGATATTAGATTCAAATTGTTTAACGTTGTTTTTCTCAAATTCCCATAGAGCTAATGAATCTTCTTTACTTTGTCTTTCCATATTCTTTCATTACTTTAACAAAACATCCAGCAACCCAACCAACTAAGTAAGCATATCCTTCATTGCCACCAGTTGAAAAATCTTCATTATTCATACCTGTAATTTCAAAGTAATAGTCAGAAATGTGAACAGATTCATGGGCTATGTTAGCACTATCTACTAACTCTGGCTTATATATTATACACAGTATTCCAGTAAAATAGTTAAAGTTTTGAATAACAGGTCTACATTCAGCTACTACATCATCATGATAAGCATTGGTCATTGCATCTTGAGCATTTTCTAGTATCTTATTGAATTCTGGAGTAATCTCTAATATAGAGAACTTCTTGCATAGAAACTGTATATCTTCCTCACTCTCTACTATAGCTATCCAAAGTGTTCTAGGATACATATTATTAAACTTTCTTAGTATCATATTCTTAATAGTCTACTGTCACTAATTGCTACATACATCTGTATATTGTTAAGTAATACAGGATCAAAGTAAATAGAATCTAACCAGTGAATCTTATAATTAGGCGTCAAGCACTCTTCAATAAACTGTCTCATTTTGTTTCTTTATATCTCTTTTTTAATTTAAGTTTAAATAAGTAAGCAAACATAATATCTTTAGTATCTTCATCGTTTGACATTACTTCTTTAGCAAACTTAAATGGACTATTGCATATTACTTCTATAACAGGATAAGGTAAATTATATTTGTTTGCCAGACTTGAGTAAATTGATATCTTTTTTTGCTGTTGCATTTATATAATATTCACTAGTTTCTAACTCTGTTAAAGATTCTCTGATAGTATTAGGTCTAATAGAATTTATTATTACTACAATATCAGATTCATCTAAATCGCGATTTCTGTATAGTATATCAGATAATTTCTTGATTTCTTTATTAGAGTAAGGTTTCTTCGGAACGAAAGAAGTTAATTTTAAATTAGAACGTAAGTTAAAAAGATGTCTGAAATATCGTACTAACCTATTACTTCTATTCTCTACATGTACTATATGCCCATTATCAAAGATCATATAGAAATGTTTATTATTTATTTTATTATTCATTTACTCTTAGTATTAACGTTATTTGCACCCTATCTTTTATTATCTCTGGAATTAGTATCTTATTAACTACTAATTCATCTTCTGCTTTTCCCTGTACTAAAAGACCCTCTTTCTTGAACTTACTTATATATCTACTTAAGTTATCAGGAGTAATACCCATAGTACTTTTAATCATCCTACGATTGTCAGTATTAGCTACATTTTTACTTACACCAGGTATTGGAGTAAAGTTCACATCTAATTCAACGAACTTAGTAAGTAACTCCAATTCCCTATTTGTAAGTTGTAGTATACCATTTAAAGCGTTAAGGTATTCATAGTAAAGATTGCCTTTATTAACAGTCTTTACTAATTTATTCATCTAACAAATCTTTAATACTATTGAGAACTTTATTTAAATTATGGTATACAGTTTCTGCTTCTACTTTAACACACTGTTGAACATTGCCTTCATTATAATCCTTCATCAATTCGTTATAATCTTTAGTATATGTATCAATCAAAGTATTAACGTATTCTTTTACTTTCTCTAATTTATCGCAGCAGCATTCACATTCATCCACACTTTCTTGTGCTTCTTCGCTGTACCAAATTACATAATCTTTATTGGCTAATTCTTCCATAGTAGAAGAATCAAACGCCATTGAAGTATAAGTTTCTGTATCTGATACTACTTCAGATTTCTGAAGTTCCCACAAGTTTAAATCTTCAACTTTAGTAAACACATCACCTTTTTCAGCGAAGCTAAAATCCTTAATTACTTTGTATCCTTCCATATGTCTAACTTTTTATTTAATATCTTTTGTTTAAATTCTTGTATCTTATTAAAGTTTTGTTTACACTCTTCGTAACCATCAATTCTACCTTGGTCATAACCTTCTTTCTTTCCTTGACGATAAGTAAGAGCACCAAAACCAATAATACTCACAAGTACTATTATTATTGTTCCCATAATGCCCTTAAAACGTATTAATATAATAAGTGTTTAAAATATTTAACATTTATTAATGTTTAGTAAAGTAATAGTAAAAAGAATGCCCTGCTTTGATGGCAGGGCAGCGATTTAATACTCTAAAAACATTCAATTCGTGAATGATAGCTTATTTAACGACTTTGGCTACAACGTCGTATGGCTTAACTAATTGTGAGTCTTTAAATAGATCAAAGTCTTTAGCAAATTTCTTAGGGTATACTATAGTATCACCAACCTTAATGGTACTATCAGCACCGGTTGGAATAGATAGAACAATACCTTTTGCAAAATCTGATTCAACTTCTTTAGTATGAGTTTTTACTTCATACTTATTAAAACCTTCTTCATCCTTTTCACCAGTAGGAATTTGCTCTGTATATTCTTTAGTAACCATGATAGGAGCTAAAGGTTTTACCAATATATCTTTTTCAAAACTATATTCCAATCCGTTTACCACTGTTTCTAGTACTTTATCTTCCATAATATTTACTTTATAATATCTATTAACGCAGTAAGTAAAGTAAGGTTACTCATCCATATGATTAAATTTGCGCTTAAATATATATCCTTTATGACATATATCCATTCTATCTTTAAAGTTAGCGCAATTCATATTATTAACAAACGCACAACCTACACAACAACCTTTACTAAGTTCAGGAGTAGCTATATAAGTTTTATTCCTGAAAACATACTCAATTCTATCTGCTTTTTTTTGTTCGTTCTTTTCCATAGTAATACCGTTTTAGGGGGCTACCTTTTTATTCAACGACCGCCAGAAAGGTAGCTAAACTGAGCCTACTTACGATTAGGATTCCCTGGTGCGCTTCTACTTTACAGTAACTTCTTTAAGCGTGGAATGTACTACGATCCCGTGTACTTAGGGCACATTACTTTGTTAATTTATTTAGTATGATATAAGCTAGACACCCTAACATACCTACTAAACATAGTGCAGTAAATTCTGTCATTTAACTGTATTTATTTCTTTCTTAAACTGTTTATATAAATCCTCAGAGAAAGTATATTCTATTTGTCCTGGTAAAGTAAAGGATCTATAATTATCATCTAGTTTATAGTTCTTACTTATCTTACTTAAGTAAAGGCAATTAGAATATTGCTAGTCTTTCTATCTTATAAAATAATAATTCATTCTTTGTTATTTATTTCTGGGGCAGTGATATAACTGTATATCATTGTTATTATACTTACTGTATATATAATTGCTAATATTGTCATAAATAAGTAAAGATTAATTCTAAAGTAATAGGACTTACATCATCTACTTTAGTTAATTCTTCTAATATATCTTCTGTATTCATACTGTATTTAACTGTATCTACTGTATACAGTAACGTATATTTAACTATATTGGTTATTATTATTAACATTTATTATGAATATTTATTTAAGTTTAATAGCTATTTTTTTACATTATTTAAAATAAAAATATATAAAAAAATTTTTTTGGTGAAGAAATCTGCGTGTGTTAAGCTATCCCTAAACAAGACCCCTATAACCTCGTTGCGCGGGAAGACCCCGTGCACTTTGGTTAATTGTTCGATAAATCTCACTAAAACAATATTAGCATATGAAATTCAAAGTTGAACATGAAGGAGATGTTTACGCAGTCGCTATCGCAACTGGTACATCTACAGATGGACGTAAGTACGCAAACGTACTTTTGAAAAAAGAAGCAGTTCTCGCTATTCGCTCTAACTACTCTTTATTCCTCGATCCTAATGACGAAACACTTATGAATCAGTTAAATCTTACAGATTTAACCTATTCTGAAGATGGGACACGTAAAGTGACTTTACTTAAAGAACCAATTAAACTTCAAGAGAAGTATAAATTGATAAGTGTAAGTCATGCGCCTTACAAGGTTAATGACAGAGTCATTAGAAGTACATACTGCGTATGTGAAGAATCTGACAGCACGCAAGCTACTGTCGATAGAGCTGTACAGAGAGGTTTTGACAGAGCTGAAAGCTTCTTCAAAAACCCAGAATTTTACGATGATTATCGTAAATTCGTGCTCTTCGATGTATCGAAGGAGGAGCTTGAGAGTCTGTTACAACAGACTGAAGAACTGGAGGATTAATTCCTCCAGCATCTTCCTTGTTATATTAATATATAGCCTAACCTAACATCATTCCTATGTTATGCCATATATACTACTCAGACTCTAACATGACTTTAGAAGATTATGGAAGAGTAATATTTGCTATAATAACAGTAATAGTAATATACAAAATAATATTACATATTAGTAACCATAATAACAAACATAATGAACCATCAGATGAACATTGATGAAGCTATTGCTATTGCAAAAGAATATCATCTTGAAGCAGAAGTAACCGAATGCATCAAACAAGGTATGTCACCAATCGAAGCATTAATTGAATGGGATTTAATATAAACAAATAGTATAGTTTTGGAAGATTATACTATTCTTTTAAACAATCTATTATCTTATCCTAGGTATTAAGATAGTAAACTCTTATATTAAGAGTATAAACTAATATTGGCAATCTGGAAAGACAGATACTTTTTAAAAAACTCAATAACTTCCCAAGACATTGAGGGCACCAGTTTCTTTACTATAAGACGCGCGCAAATAAAGTTTTAGGTGTAAAATGCTAATCGTTTATTTCTATATTGTAAGGATACAGCCATACTATCCTTTACTTTATTATTACTTAACCATACACTACAGTCTGTGAAGATAGTAGTGTTTTTAAACAGATTATTAACTTAAAATTAAGATAAAATGATAAGACATAAGATTTTAGATGTATGGGTTAAAGAAGATAACCCTGCATCACAAGAAGTATTTAGATGGTTTAAATATTCTATAGAAAAAGATTATAAATCTATAGAAATATTATCAGATGTAAAGACTAAAAAAGATGAAACAGAATACATTAAACATCGTCTAGTACTAAAAGATGAAACAGAATACATTAAACATCGTCTAGTACTAAAATATGACAATAGATGTATTTCTGCGGAAGTTATAGATATGATTATTAAAGATTTTTATCCAAACTATGACAAAGACCGTAATAAGATTTTTTAAAAGATTAACTTGTAAACATAGTTATGTTATAACAAGTGAAAGACGTAATATATGTACTCATGAAGATATGTATGAGCTTGCATGTATAAAATGTGGAAAAACTATGTCAATAAACCTAGCAGATCCAAATTACATCAACAAAGAGGTATCGAATCAATTTATTAACAGTAAGGAGTAACATTATGAAAACAAGAAAACACTTTATCAGAAAGTATGAACTCTTAGCAAGATGTATTCAAACTAACTTAGAGTTATTTATACTACAATAGTAATGCAGCCAAGAGACAGTGGCAAGCCTGTAAATGCAGAGCCAACTACATACCGAACAATAAATGTAAGTATAAATACTAATTTTTAATTTAAAACAATTAAAGTATGAACTTAGAAGATATCAAATCGTACAAAGATGCGTGTAAAATCATTAATCGCAAGCCTAGACGTTATAGAGATAACCATATAAACACATATGAACAACTATCTACAATTACGGCAGCTGTCAATTATATTGAAACAGGTACGCCGTGGAAACATATAGTAAAACAAAATAATAAATTCTACGAGATTTATTATTGGAAAACATTCAGCACTAACTCAAATAATGAATCGAATAAGGGTCTCTTCTATCTTAATTCCAGTAATGGGGTTAGTAATTCCTATGCTGATATCGGTTCTAATTTACGATTTGCAACAGCACGTGGTGCAAAATATGTTAAAACAACTTTTGAAATACTATTACGTCAGTGGTTTGATCCTGATTCTATTAAATAGTAGGGGACAGCTAATGCTGTCCTCTTTATATGTTTAATCAATAAACTAAAACAAATATACAATGACATTAGAACAATTTCAGAATCTCAGAATTGGTGATTTAATAATAACTAAGTCAGCTAGTAATCAAAGTAGTGTTAATCCTGTTACTAATATTGATCGTAAGAACTTAAAACTACACATAGGTAAAACTGGCAAATGGCGTAGTTTTCTTCAATTTGAAATATTAACTACAGATTATGTAGTTAAATATATTAAACGAAGACTAAATAGTAGATCATCTCCTTACTTTACTATTGAAGTTAAGAGTGATACTGAAGTAACATTTAAAATTCATAAAAAAGTACAATTCAATCAATGAAAAAGTTAACGGAACAACAAAAAGTCAGAAGGCAAATATTATTTAATATGCCTTATTCGTTACTTACTTTTCTTATTAAAGAAAAAGTATTAGATAGCTTTTTAGACGGCAGTAGTAAATATGCTCACGATAATAAAATAAACCTAGAATCATTTTATACAAAATTAAGAGCTCCTGATACAGCGATTGAATGTACACTTATATGGGTACATACAAAAGAAGGACAGTATTTTTGGAAAGGACTTAATGATAAGTATAAAAGCATATGGGAAATGAACGATTCTGGCGCATTGTTATTACGATCAGATTATTGGTATACTTACTAATATTATTAGCAGTAGTAATAGCAATAGTATTTGTAGCAAATAGTATTTAATCAATAAATAGTTATTATGCAAAAATTAATGTATTTTTTATTTGGACTCATAACTGCATTATTTGCAGCTGTGATGATTATTGAACATCAAGGAATATATTTCTTTGATGAAGAAGTGTACGGACTGTTATATACCGATTATTGGAATTATTGGTATTACTCTAAAGTAGTGATAATCGCACTATTTATATTCTGCGTATTATCTTTTGTATATACACTTGGTAGTGGATATAAAGATAAAGACGATGGATACAAAGAAATCAAACCAAGCTGATTTAGCAGACATATGGTGGGATAAATTTGAAAACTGGTATGAAACACATCCAGTAACAAGAGTATTAATTGTAATAGATGCAATATTAATAGCATTTATATACTTAGTATTAACTTAAAACATTATCAAAATGAGTGAATTTTTATTATTACATGACAATGAATCAGGAGGAAAGCCAGCCACTGTAAGAAAAAGTATTATTTCTTCAGTTCTTCCATCAGAAGATTATTCAGAAGGATCAGCCATCTTTACTAAACTTGACGATGGAGAAACTATGATTCTCGAAGCAAAAGAATCAGTAGAAGAGATTTATAACATGTTAAACGATTAAACAACATTTATCAAAAATGAAAAGTAAATACGTATTTTGGCTAATTGCAGCAATAGCAGCATTAGCAATTTTTATCAGTTGTGCAAGACCTCGTAGTCCTAAAGAAAAACAAATCCCTGAAACGGACACAATTGAGCAAGTAGTAGCACCAACAGTACAAGAAGTGCTACAATGGCGTGAAAATATGAGATTAGACAAGTATGTAGATAGTGTGTTCTTGGTTATGCCAGAACAAGTACTAACTCAAATACTTGTAACTAAAGGCACAGATTTATCAAATCATGAAATTGTATCTATTTACATTAGTAATAAAGATTTTTATGATAAATTAATAAAGAGGAGTATGGATATACAAAAAGAATATATACCAGATAGTATGCCAAAATCCTCATTACCACAACTTAATAGTGACTCAATTTATGCCGCAGTACATTAGAAAATTAGTGTTAAAACACGAAGATGAATCTCTAGAACAATATGAGACTAGAGTAAATGAAGAATTAGAAAAGCTTGAGAATTATAGTGAAGGTGAAGCATGTACTCATTCATTTGCAACAGATTCACAATATTTAGCTACTCTAATATTTTGTAAAAAAGATAATCCTACAAATAAGAAAATAGGATTTTAAATCTCATCAGATAAAGCTGTATTAGTTCGTGAGAATAGATGCAGCTGCCTCCTTACTGTGAGAATCAGTGACAAACATGTGGGGCTTATATCTAATCATTTTAGAGGGCAGTATTACTGTCGTCTGAAGGTAGGTGGAGGAGATTAGTATTAGTGCAGACGTTAAAACCATGTACTCCAATAAGATTAGTTTGACAGCTATATCTGCTTATGAGTTAAAACTAAGTGAGAGTCATTTTAATTAGTATTTCAATTAAGCTGTATTAGTGTAGAAGTTACACAACGATGTGAATCGTCAAGCCTGCAATATACTGCAATATATTGTATAAACTGTTACATGCCTTCTTTATTTACTGTAAGCGTACAGTAAAAATTGTGTGTTAATATATAATTAAGATTGATAAAACCATCTAGTTGCAGCTAGACGTCCTCAAAATATTGTATAATTAAAACTATTAAATATGAAAGAATGAATATTTTTAAGAAAATCAAACTGAAAATCAGTAGTTACAGAAGGCTAAAAGCCTATCATAGTAACATTAAACGACTTGCTGAATTAGAATTATTAGATAATCCTAAAAAGCAAAAAGAAGTTGCATTACGTTCACAATGTTTAATTCATGGGCACAAATGGAAAAATGAGCCTAATAACAATGAATTAAACATTCCTATTACTAAAAGAACTTACTGTAAAAGATGCGGTAAGTACTATAGTCAAGAAATTTATAAACAACTTTAAATTCATATCAAATGAAATCTTTAAACTTTGTAATTATTGGAATTCCTGCATCAATCAATCAGGAAAGTATTGTAACAGCAGTAGCTCTTATGGCTAAGAAACTTGGTTTATCAGAAGTACATACAGAAATACTTGAAACAAGTAAGTTTGTAACTAGCTCTTCAAATAAACAAATGATTGAGGCTGTATTAAAAGACGTTATTACTGTGTGTACAGCAGCTGGTCTAATGAATATCGCTGCAATTAATGCCAATTTTTGGAAATTAATTGAAGATGGTAAGTTAACTAGACCACAAATTGAAATGATGCTAGATGAAAAAGAAGTTACAATCGAGTATCTCAACAAAAAGGGATGCGCTTATATCTTTGACCTTTTAGTACAAGCAATTAGAGTGTTATAATCATGGGAAAGACTTATAAAGAATCTCATTTTCCAGGTTCTAAACAATCAGGAAAAGCAGCTGAATATCAGTCTAAAAAGAGAGTTAGACATTCTAAAATGCAACCGTATAAAAGGGAAAGAGCTATAGTGTAATTTTTGTTATAAGTGAAATTATGAGCAGAAAACAAAGAAGTTTAGCTAGAAAGATGCATAACAAACTATATCTAAATGAAGCATTATTAGATGGAACATCTGTTCTTAAGGTGTTTAGAACACACTATAAAGCACATAAATCTAATTTTAACAACTTAGAAGCATATTATCGTCGTCTTTATATAAAGCTAAAAGAGAAAGAGGAAATGAAGAAGAAATTCTTAAGTGAAACACTTCCTCAAATAAAAGAAGCAAATAAACGTCGAGAAGCTGCATATTTAGCAGCTATTGGCAAGTAAACAGAATTACTAATTAAGTAGTTATGATAGAATCCAATCAACACAGAAGGTTATAACGCCAGACCCCTAAAGGTGATTAATACCTATGGACTATACAACGGTCAACCTTATTTAAGGTCAGGAGAAGGAAAAGGGCTAGCTATCAAATAAGGCGTACGAATAGATAGTATAACTTTCTATTTCTTTATTATTATGTGGACAAAAAAAGAACTAAAAAAGAAAACAAAAGAGGAACTAATAAATATCATTATTAAAATGCAAATAGATATTCAGGAAGAAAGAGATGAAATCTATCGCAGACGTTTATTAGATACTTTTTGAAAATTAATTCATTCACTTAAATAAATCAATTATTAACAATTAAAATCAAAAGAATTATGAAAAATTTTATGAACTTTGTAGGAATTATGTTAGGTGCATCAATGTTGTGTGACAAAGTAACTGATGGAGGTTATAACTTTGAAGCTGGAATGAAAGCTCAAGAAGAAAAAGATGGTAAAGTTGAAGCAGCAGCTGTCGCAGAAGCTAAGAAACAGATACAACAAGAACAGTTGGAACGTGATTCTATGGAAGTAAAAAGTAGAATCAAAGAATGTGACAAAGCTGTTTCTAAAGCTGAAAGAAACGGACGTTTTGCATCAAAACATAAGAACATTATGAAGGACTTTTCTGAAGAACTGAAGAAAGCTCAAGCTGAATTTGAAGCTACTGGTGATTACAAAGCTTGGGACAAAAAGTACTCAGAACTTACAGATAAGAAAGACGAAGCTATCGCAAAAGCGAAAGAAGAAGTCTTTGGTTCAAGATACGAAAATATCTATCTTTAATCAACATCCGTATTCTAAATGCTTTTATGCTAAAATAGAATAAAAGTCTAACCGCAAACTATATAAGTCGCATTGTCGCATTAAGGAGTTCGGGGCAACATGAACTGAATTGACAGTTCTATTCAATGCTTTTATGCTAGTAATAGGATATTATGCCTACTGATCATGTGCTATAAATAGATCATTCTTTATTTAAATGCTTTTATGCTAACAAATAAAGGATAGTCTCATAGACGAAAAACAGTAAGTATATCAAAATACATATACATATAGTACTTTATGTCTATATTTCAATCGAGTCTCTAGCTTGCTAGATGAGCACTTGGTATAATATGTATTCTGTCAAAGATCTTTAAATTCTAAAGTAACAGAAGCTTTATGCTGTTATATACTAGATTTAATGCTTTTATGCTCATAATCAACGGTATGTACTATTACTTTAGAATTACATATTAAGTATAGAGAGTTTGATCGCTCTCTATACTACTAAAAAGAGCATACTATACTATTATACTGACCCAACAGTATATGAAAATTCGTGTATGATGTATATCTCTCTAATTAAGGCGTTACTAACAAAGTATGAAGGCGCAGAAATGTATAGAGCTCTTTTACAATATTGACTGTTAGGTCATTATATGCCTGAAGAAGACTTCCGTTCAATTCGGAAATGCTCCACTAATAATTTTTTTATAAAAGGGGCATACAGGTATTGATTCGCAGAAACAGTAATGAATAGGTCAATAAAGTCAGAAATGACAAATATTCTGTAACCGATTATACTCGCCTGAGTGCGTGATAATCACTAGGGGAGTAATACCGTAATCCTAGTTATCAACTCTTTATTGAAAGAGAAACGGTTATTCTTGACGGGGTTGTGAAATAGGCTAGAACGCTAGAAATAGTGACGGTCGCCTCAAAGTACTCAATATACTGAGTATAAAACTAAAAAAGGAATACTATGGATGTAACGGGTAACATCACAACACTGATAAGGTTGAGTTATAGGTTCGAGTCCTATTAGTATTACAAATTATCAAAATTAAAAACAAAAAGTATGAGTATGAGAATAGATTATAACAAGGTATCAATTATTCCTTTAGATTATAATAAAGGAGATAAAGGTTTATGACTAGCAGTTAAAAAGAATAATAAATATATTCTAAGATTACTAGCTATATTTGAAACAGCTCTCATTGAACAAATCAAAATAAGCAATAGAGATTTGTTTGATTATAATGTATTTTACAGTCTAAAAGAAGCATTATTAGATTATGATTTTACTTTAACTAAAAAGAATTATAATCAATTAGATGCTTTAGCTTCAATAAATGAAAAGAAACATTATGAACAATACTTAAAAACATTTTGTAGATGAAAAAGACTTTAAATCAATTAAAGGCAAGTAGAAGGAACTTATCTCTTATGCTTTTAGCAGGCATGATTACTAATCTGAAACATATTAAACATTTTGTTAGAGACACAGAAGTAGTAACAAGAATAGATACACTGTTGGTAGCTATAGAAAGACTTAGATCTTCAATTAAAGAAACTACTTATGAATCGTGGTCGGCATAAAAAGAGTAAAGAAAAAGGATTCAATACTCAAGCAGAAATCTTAGACTTTATACAAAAAGAGCTTTATAGATTACTAGCAATAAGTGAAGATATATTAGCATGTAGTGCACATGATTATTATGCAAAAGCAAGTATTAGTGGTAATGATGGAAGAAACTATTATGAGATAGTTGCACGGTATATTAATACTAGGGATTATATTAATAATTTTATGAGTAGAATCAGAATAACACTTAATGAAGCAACTGTTAAAGACGGTATCTATACGATTAAATTTGAATTTGGAAATAATTCAAAAATATTTAAATATAAACATGAATAAAAAAGGCTTAAGAGGTTTTATTAGGAATAAATTGCCTAAGACTTGGGAAATTGTTCTTACAAGAGAACGTAAACTTACTGCGTTCATTGAGTATGTATATGAAGCAACTCCATCAGTAATGAAGGGAGGTAGAGGTTGGCGACGTGGTATACATAACATTACAGTCGGATACAATAGATGCAAAATCTATGAAATGTTTCAAGCTGAAAAGAGTAAAGAAGGCTTGCTATATTGGGTAGGCATCTATAATAAAATTAAAGATCTTGAACATCAAATGAATTAACATGGAAATTGTTCAATATGTTCGCTGGACTGAACCAGGAGAGCGAGAAAGACTACAAGAAGTAATGCAGCAATGCAGTGGAGAAATGGAATTTAGAAAAAAAGTAGCTTCTGAATTCAACATTAGTCCAATGGATGCAGCAGTTGTAGTAAAGAGATTCAAAAATGAATTTATCAAAATACTTAAAACAAAAGGATTATGTTAAAAGCAGGTATGTGGATCGCACAAGGTCCAGAAACTAATGTATTGCTCCTTTTAAGCGGAGTAGAACCATTATTAGAAGTAGTAGGTGCAATTGATCTTAATTACTTTAAACAGAATGGTAAAGCTAAAGATCTTACTAAAGACAGTCCTGAAGTGGTAGATATTATGATGTATCCTGAAAAGTATACATTCGCATTACCATCTATTACTGAAGTAGTTGATAATGTAGGTATTGGTGATTTACAGACTCTAGAAGGCTTAGGAGAAGATTCTAGAAAAGATAAAATCATCGAAGAAGGTATTGCCTATTATAAGTCAACTTTACCATTATATGGTATAGAACAAGCCAAAGTAAGAACTAGACTGCATTTAAAGAAGAAATACAGCCTGAAAATGTCTCAAGCTAACTATGTATTCACTGTAATTTGTAAAGCACTAAACAGAGAACCATAATGAGCGATTTTAAGAGACTTATTGAAGCACTCAATGCTGAATTAGAGGAACCTTATAGGTTTACTTTAGACAAGATTGTATCTTCTGCTAATTTTGATACTAAAGTATTAGGATATGCAGATAGTGTATTAGATGATTGGGCAAATATACCACCTGATTTAAAATCTAAGATAGTTACTAGTAATACTTGTCTAAGTATCAATAAGTGGATAAATAGAAGACTATGGATGGATATTCTTAATAATCTATTAGAAGATAAAATATTAAGTCTTCAAACAAGATTAGTAAGAGTAAGGATTGCTATTAATATGTCATTGAAAATGGCATATCCTCTCAATGAAGAAGAGAAAGAAGAATGGAGAGAACATATCTCAGATGTATTCTATAAAAGATGTCTAGCAATAAATAATTATTATAGCAAAGAAATCATAAAACTTCCCTTCTGAATTTAAGGATTGTAGTTATTGGGTTAACTACAATCCACTAAAATTTAGCTATATGACACAAGAAATAATAGATCTAGTGGAGCAAGCTAAACAAGGTTCTCAAAAAGCATTTAGTAAATTATACTATAAGTATAAAACTGATATTTGGTACACTATTATGGGTGTAGTCAAAAATACAGATATTGCTGATGATTTAACATCAGTAGTATTTACTAAAGCTTATGAGAAATTATCTATGTATACTCAACATATTTCATTTAATATGTGGTTAAAAACTATTGCTGTAAATGCATCAATAGATTATATACGTAGAAACAAAAAAGAGCAATTAAATAACTATGTTGATGAAGATGAAAATCCAATTCAACTATCTGCTTTAGAAAAAAGTCCTGAAGAAGATTTGATTCTAAAGGAAAAGTTAGATATAGTCTTACAAGCTATACCTACTCTTAAGAGAAAGTATAGAGATTTAATTAATGCTCGTATAGATGGTTTATCTTATAAAGAGATAGCCAATAAGCTTGCAATGAATGAATTAGCTGTAAAAGGTGATTTAAACAAAGCAAGACAAAAACTTAAACAGAAAACAGATTATTAACAAACACTTTCAACAATATGACTAGTTTTTGTTTACTCCTTTTAGGAGCATTAGCATCTTTTATCATTTCTAGAATGTGTAAAAGTGCTAGTTTGTACGTATTCTTAGTATGCGTACTTTTACTAGGCTTTGTTGTAGGTACTGGAGTAAAAAAGGTAGTTGCAAATACCTCTAATACTCCTTCTCAAGAGTTAGTTGTTACTATGGCTCCTAATCCCACATCTCAAGGTTCTACTGCTTTTGTAGGGACAGTAGATAACCAATCTTACGAAATGGGTCAGGAAGACGGAGGTGAGACATTAGTAACAACTGATAGAGATAAAATACCTACTATGCCTAATAATGCAGAGATAGAGGATGACAGTTGACTATACTTAATTTATAATTTAAGTGTATTTAATTGTTAAGTTATTAATTTATTTAAGTAAAGCTGAAGAAAGGCAGCGTAATCATAATCAATATGAGTAAAAAGAACAAAGGCGGAAAGACTCCAAGTGCAAAAGCAGCAAGAAATTTAGAAGCTTTAAAGAAGGCTAAAGAAGCCGTAGAATCTAAAGCTAAAGTGGAAGAAACAAAAGTAGAAGATCCTAAACCAGAGGAAAAGAAAGTTGAAGAAAAACCTGCCGAAGAAAAGAAGAAAGGCGGTATTTATCAGACTCCTACTGGTAAAACAGCATATGAAACTCATATGTTGTGCACAAAATCACCGTATATGAGTCTACTTTCTCTTAAGATTGAGAAAGACAGCAAAGGCATTGAAAATATCAAAGCCGAGTGGAAGAACAACGAAACTAGTGAAACTACTAGTGTCCTCTTCCCAGTATCTAATGTAAAGAAGGGAGACGGAATTGACGTTAAACGGATTAAGGAAGGAATTAAGAATCCTATTCCTGCTGAAGTTCCTGAAACTAAACCAGTTGAAGAACCAAAGAAGGAAGATCCTAAACCCGCATCTACTGAAAAGAAACCTAAACAGCAGAAGTCGAAGAAGGAGAAGATAGAAGAAGTAGAAGCTGAAGAAATTGACATCAACAATACTCCTACTATTAAAACAGCCGCAGCTCCTGCGCCCAACATTGTAACTCAGAACAGTGACAGAATTGATGCAAATCACTCAGTAGATTTGATGAACGCAATTCTGAAACGCCGTGAAGAGATTAAAGATGATCGGGCAATGTATCAAGCAACAGGAAAACAGGCAGACCTTATGATGTTTGTATTAATTCAGAAATGGAATGACCAGTTCAAGAATGATGCAAAAGAACAAGGTTTTACTGTGAACGAAGAAATGTTTGCATATTTGAATGAAACAGCTTCTTTGTTCCTCGGTGTTAATTTGCTTCCTAGCAAAACATCTGATGGACAGCTCGAGATTAACTTCAAAGATGCTGTCGCAAAGACAAATCCTGAAATGCAAAAAGCTTTAGAACAAGATGCTAAAGTTCCGCAGACTCAGGAAATGCCAAAACCTGAAGAATGTGTCACAGATGAACAGAAAGTAGCAGCAATGTGTACTATTATGAACATGCGACACAAGCAGAAGTCAGGAGGTATAGGTAAGAACGTAGCAAATATGATTGAATTTGCACGGGAAGCCTATAAACTTGACAAAGATGCAGAACCAGCACAAGTATTAGCAACTGTATTACTTAAGATGAAGGAAGCAGGACGAAACGCTACATTGCTTGAAGGTTGTGCGAATGCTATTTGGGGTAATTTAACTGGTAATTTGTCAGTTTTAGCATCTCATGCTTGGCTTAAGAACCAATTAACAACATACAACGATGCGCAAGTTGCTAATGTTGTGAAAGTATTCTTAGCTAAGAAGATTGCTGATGAAACTGCAAAAAACAATAACTACGAAGAAGAAGCAAAACGGTATTCTCAATTAATTAGTGGAACTAATGACGATCTGATCAATCGTATTATTACTTCTGCTAATAACGAAGGTAAAGATGAAGACAAACTTGTATATCCCGAAATCAAGGATCTGAATCTTAAAGGTAAACACATTTCAGCAATAAAGACTGTAAACAATATGCGTATTGCTTATGGAGCAGAAATGAATGATAAGATGTTGAAACAAGTAATGCAGAAAGTATCTGGCTTGTATACATCAACTTCTTTAAATCCTCTTACTTTCTATGTTGAGAAATCTGCGTATGCTACTAAAAAGTAACAATTAACGCATTATCAAAATGAGTAAAAAACCAACAGTTTTGTTTACGCTAGCAATGCTAGCTTTCGGTGGATATGTAGGATTTGTAACTAACTATACAAATACCGCCACCGCACACGAGTATGTGATTCCGAAGTTCACAGATGTACCTCGGACAAAAGACTTTAATATTGATATTAATTTGAACAATAACGCTATAAAATTAAATGGACAAAGCAACCCAGAACAAAATATCAATGTTGAAATCAAAAAGAAAGACAGTATCATCTATCTAACTTCTGTTGTAGAGAAGGAAGTACCTAAATACATTAAGGTAAGAGAACTGCCATCAGTTAAAGAGAATAAAACCACTTGTACGGATATTCTCCAAAGACTGAAACAACAACAATCAGAGAAGATAAATCTGAGTCGCAACTAGAACAGCCAATGCGATTATAGAGCTATAATGGTGTATATCCAGAGATATCTAAATCAAAGGATTAGAAAGTAAATGGTTAGATTGCTTTCTTAAAATTAAGATAGTACAGAATATTAGTAGGAATAGAGTATAGCTACAACTATAGGCTATTACTGAAAGTATAATAACTTATTGTGTTTATATACTATCTATAAACTGAAGAGACAATAAGATAGAGGGAGAGCGTGTACAACCCTCTTGTTTTTGGTGAGAACCGACTGGAGACAGAAACAGAAGACGCAATTAGTAGAGAGCAGTCTACAAAATTAAACAGTACAAGGGGAACGAAATCCTCTTAAGTTACTCGCAGACTTATCATAGTTTGAATCAAGAAGGAGTAATAAACACGATGATGCCCAACAAATCGTAGTGTCCAAGACTACGTGCTGAACATTATCGAGCATATAACGCTCTAGGGTAGCTCCAAACTCCCCTTTATAGCATAGACTATATAAAAATGTCAGTATAGTGTTCTATACTTATCTAAACAGTTATATTGTAACTTAATAAGTTTAGAGATAGTATATATGAAGGTACTTAATTATAATATTATAGCACTACTTATTGAAAAAATATTGATAGATTACCTGGATTAGGCGTAAAGCCTATGCACAATGTTATGTTAATCAGTACATAGCTAATCCTAAGCTTGTATTACTATACACTCCAGTATAGAGGGATAGAGTGACAAAGTGAGTAGTAGATTGTGTGCCTATTGGCTGAGTAGCAATGATCCAATATTAATAAATAAGGAATCCTGCAACGGACCTCTTTAGGAAATAAGGAGTATGTGAATTCAAGTAGTATTATAATAAACTCAGTTGTTATCTTATCTGAGTATAAACCTAGAGTGCTTTGCAACAGGAACATAAAGATAACTAGCGGATGAAGTGCGCAATAACACTATTTCAATACTAAGCGGAAGACATAAAGCTTAGAAGTACTAAATAATTTTATCCAGAAGCATAACTGGAGTTTTATCAAATTTGCACAAGGTGAGATACTCTATCCTTAAGAGTATATGTGAAAGTGAGCATCGCCCTACTCCTAGGTTGAAGAGAAGCAGACACATTAAGAGACGGACACGAAGCAGATCGGAGAAAAATCTGTGCATTACACTAAATAGTAGTCTTAACGGGAAGTGACAGAATGTAAATCTATTTAGGAAGTCTCTATTCACGAGAGAATAAACATGTTTAATTTAACTAATGAGGAAGTTCAATGGTAGGTTTTAGGACGAGTAGTGATAAGAAGACGAAAGTAAATCCGAGCCACCCTCGACTGTACAATATAATTGCTGACATTTGAAACATTTAAAGTATATTGCGCAACAATATATGTAAAGTGACGCTGATTCCTTACATTAAAGGATGATAGGTGGAAATCCTAAAGTTATGTGCAGAATAAGAACAAAGTCGTAAGTACACGCAGCCTTAGAATAAACTATTAGGCTATAGAGTGGGTGTTTTGAAACATAAACAGCTCAAAATAAAATTCGGTAGAAGTATTACCGATAGTGAAGTAACCGTTTAAGTTATGAATCATATACAGTACTCCTTACTATAACAGGAAAAAGAGCACGTTATAGTTACTGTTAGGCTCTTTAAACAATCAGAAACTAGCATAACATTCGATTTTCAGATAATTTCAGTTATAATGTTATTTGATGGGTATAAATCTCCTACCGTTGGAGTCCCGTTGTACCTCTTTAGGTATTAACTAGCATAACATTCGATTTTCAGATGTCGAATTACATATTTCTTTAGTTTAGTATTAATAATCTTATGAAGAACGGCTGACTCATCTGTCCAATGAGTAAAGTCCTACGGGGAATGCCGAGTGAAGTAATAACATCACGTTCTAGTAGTAATATTAGTAATATGAAGACTTATTTTATAGTTTTTCAGATTAATATCAAATCTTAGCAAAATTACGTTATAGAGTTTTACTGTTTGAATACAAAAAGTGGTTTTTAAGTTTTTAATAAACGAATAGATATTAGATGCTATTCCACTTAGATAAAAGAACTCTATAGCTTACTTTTTAAATTAACTTAGTATTAACTTACTCCGTAGGTGGAATCAACCACGGAATCAAGAAAGGAGAAATTATGGAAACAACAAAATATGAAAGCGTGTTCAAAAATCCAGAAGGTTTTACTCAGCAAGAAATTACTCAGTTACGTACTAAAGTAATTGCGTTTAGCCGTGCTTTAGTTGGTCGGCGGTTGGCAATCCCCGTAAGTGATTATTTGGATTTGAATTACAAGAAGAAACTAGCTGGTGATATGCCGGGTCTTGTACTTGCAAATCCGATGAAGAAGTATATGATTGAAACTGTTGATTTGTTCAACGTAGATATCGTGCGGACTGCAAATGGTAAGATTGTTATTATGTTTAATAATGACGAAAAGTTGCAGTTTGATTTACGGGCAGATGTAGATATCGTATTGAAAGCTGGTCCGAAAGATGTTCAAGATGCTATCTTGAAGTTTGAAGCAACTGGAGAACGGTCTCCGTTCTGGAATGTTAAGATGGTAACAGAAGTTGTCACTCAGTTGAATCAGAGTAATTTGACTGATCTTAACAATTTTATTGATGAATTGGCAAATCAGGGAGCTTCTCTGGAACAAATCAATAAGATTACTAAGGACGACACTACTGCTTACTACAAGAGCATTGACGAGTAATTAATCTTAAGTACATAAAGCTATGGCAACAAATAAAAAGCCAATAGATTCATATCACTTGCAGATGTTACAGCTAATTATGTCTGATCCTCGTATTCAAAATAATTTGCTAATGGATGGGAGCAAAACAATTAAAGTTGGATATGATGGAACAGTATTAATAGGACGCCACAAATATGGTTGGGTAAATAAGTGGTTTAATTCCTATTATGTAATAGACTTTTTTAGTTTAGTACAAAGAATAGCTTTTATCATCACAGGTGTAGAAAGTAACAATTGTGATAAGTCAGGTTTGGTTGGGTTTCTGACAGAAGCAATTGATAAAGTACTTAAGAAAGATGAAAAAGAAAAAGTAATCGAGTTATTATTGTATTACTGTACATTACTTGATGAAAACAGTCCATTGAAATTGACCTATGATATTACAAAAGATGACCCAGGCTTTGATAAAAATATGGGTAACAACAGCAAGCGACGCAAAATGGTTGGGGTAGCAAATGCTTGCATAGATTTTGGGTATGAAAGAATACCTGTCAGTTTACATGTTGAAGGAGATTTATAATCGAATATATACATTTGGTTGGGTTCGTATTGAGTAGAAAATAATTGAAAATCAACATAAAATCAGTAAGAGTATATACATTTGGTTGGGTTCGTATATACTCTTACTTACTTGCCTCTGATAATGTTACTAAGGTAACTAAGTGTTGGAAAGCCGAGAGAAGAAGAATCGGATGCCGTATCGAGATGTGACAGAGGCGCTAACTCTTTGATCTTGTCTGTCTTATTTCTTAATTTTATTGTTATTCATATCAGCGGTCTGTGAAGATAGCTGATATTTTAAGTTATTAGACTTTGATCGGTCTATTAACTACACAGGTAGACTTTCTAATATACTATGTAATTAACTAATTGTCAAATTATTAAAATCAAGTATATATGAAAGCAAATAAATTTATTGAACAGCGTGATAAACTATCAGCAGATATTACTAAGTATTGGAATATTATTTCTATTGAGAATGTAGTAAATCGTAATTATCAGCGTACTTACGATTTGAAAGAACTTTATAATACAATTAAAGGTCTTACAGATGATCGAGTAATTGTTAAATTAAAGATACTATGTATCAACATGGGTATAAAGAAATTTAGTGATTTGCCAGCTGATTGTAATCAATTGGATGTATTTAAGCTATGTGAATTGCAAGAAATGAAAGTACATCTAAGTCGTATACGAACTTTGAACCCTGTTCTTAAGTCTAAGAAAGGTAAAAAAGCTCTGAATAAGACTGAAGTTTTAACTTCAAACTGGGTTAAAGCACGAATAAAAGAACTCGATTTAGAGATTCTGAAATTAAAAGAGAAACTTACTAAGTTCAATGAAGAAACAGAATTTGATGATTCTGCTGCTCCAATGTGCTTAGCTGCTTAAAATATAACAAGGAAGCGATAGAGAGAGTACGTACGGAAAATCTTAAAATATTAACCTATTTAGCTTCCTTTAGTTTTTAACTATTAAAATCAATTGTTATGAATCAAGATACTAGAAATAAGAAAAATGCTAAATACCAGCAAAACTTACAGAAACGTTATGGATTAACTAAGTCCTCAGATTATAAAACTATGTGTAGTAAAGGAATATCTTTGTCAGAAAACATTAAGCCTATGACAAAGGAATTTGTAACTACTCGTCGTCATGATAAGATAGTAAGTAGAGAAGTATATACTTATAAGTGGACTCCTGAAGCTACTAATGCACGAAAGGAGTATCATGAAGCTAAAAAAGGTATAGCTAGTATTCCTAAGAAACCTATACAGGTGTCTGATAAGAAGGATAAAAAACAGTTATTAGAAGAACGTCCTTATTCTGGTTACCATAAAGAATTGGTACAGAATCTATATGGTAGCAATAAAGCAGAACGCATTGCTAAACAACAAGCTTATAAAGCAGCTCATGAAGAGAAAATTAAGAAAGTAGCTAAACAACTTGAAGAATTCAAGATGTCTAAGAAGCTACAGTATTTAGAACAAAGACCGTATAAAGTAGTTATAGCTACTACAGACGATAAAGAGTTTAAGACAAGCTACTCTAATCTACCCATTGAACAACTTACCGAAGTAGTTACTAAACTAAATACAAAGTTATCTGATAAGTATAGTAATTATGAGTCTATTACGATAGTAGATAGAGCAACTTTAGAAAAGAAATGCTTTGCTAAACATTTGCCAGAGATAAAGCAAGCAGCGTAGAGCGACAGACTTTTAGCAGGATAGTCTATAAAGAATCCTGCCTCAAGGGGTGTTCAGCTAGTAGGCAAGCGCAGGGTACAGGGAGGAATATTAGAGAGACTCTAATACACTATTTATAGTGCTGCAACCAATCGGCATCATGGGTTCGATTCCCATACACTCCACTAAATTTATACGCTATGAAGATAAGAGGAAAAACAGTATATGTCTATGATATTGAAGTTTTCCCAAATGTATTTCATTGCACAGCAAAGAATACTGAATCAGGGAAGTTTCATAAATTTGAGATATCAAGCAGAAAAAATCAATTATCAGAATTAGTTGATTTCTTTCGTGTACCAAATATTAATGCACCATTAAAATTTGGAGATCTCTATACTACTGAAACTCAAATTGATTCAAATAAAATCTTTGCAGGATATAATAATTTACATTATGATAATCCTATTATTAACTATATAATAGATTATTATGATATACTTAAAAATAAACCATATCTAAGGATATGTGATAGTATTTCTAACTTAAGTAGAACTATAACTACATCTCAAGCAGATGACAACATAGAAGCATGGAAAAAATGGAAATATCAAGTATGGTATGATTCATTTGATATACTTACTATGTTATATTCACAGAAATTGCGTGTTGGATTGAAGGAAATGCAAGTAACTATGCAATATCCTAATGTTCTAGAATTCAATGGAGACTTTAATAAGTTTCTAGAAGAAGATAGAATAGAAGAGATGATTGAGTATAATGTGAATGACGTTAATTCTACTGAAAAATTATTAAATCTGTGTTCTGAAGATATAGAATTAAGAATAGCTATCGAAGATGAATATAAAGTAAGAGTATTAAGTAAAGATGGAGTAAACATTGGAATGAAAATTCTAACGCAGAAATATCTTGAAAAGACTGGTTTAACATGGTGGGATATTAAAGACTTGAGAAGCCCAGCAGATGTTATAGACCTAAACAAAGTAATATTGCCTTATATAGAATATAAAGATCCTATACTTCGTAATGTACTATCTGATATGAAAAAGCAGATAGTATCACCAGGTAGAAAAGGATACGAAAACAAATTTGTATTTAGAGGATTAAAATATTCTGTAGGAGTTGGTGGTATTCACTCTGAAAATAAACCTGAGATAATTGTTCCTAGGGAAGATGAAATGTTAATAGATATTGATGTTGCATCTCTGTATCCCAGTATGATAATAGAGTATAAATTCTACCCAAAACATTTGGGTTCTGAATTTCTAGAAGTTTATAATCAAGTTAAAGATGAACGAATAGAAGCAAAACATAATGGTATTAAGACTAAAGATAAAACGCTTAAATTAGCATTAAACGGTCTTAGTGGTAATCTACAGAATGAACATAATTTCTGTTATAGTCCTTTCGCAGTAATGCAGATTAGAATAAATGGACAATTACTATTACTTATGTTAGCAGAAAGATTATCTGATATTGGCTGTAGAATAGTACAGGCAAATACAGATGGTTTATTTGTTCTTCTTAAGAAGAATCTGTATGAAAAATTACAAAGTATATGTAAGGAATGGGAACAACAAACGAGACTAACCCTAGAGGAAGATCGTTTTGAAGCTATGTATCAGTATGCTATTAATGATTATATAGCTGTAAAAGAAGGTTATCAAGCAATGAAGAAATTGTTTGAAACTGAACCAGAAAAAGCTCTAAATAAAAAAAAGAAGCCTTATACTTCTTTAGATATGATTAAAGATGATTATATTAAAGAAAAAGGTATGTTTATTACTAAGGTTTTACTTGGTAAGGGAATGTCTGCAAAGATTATTCCAGAAGCTATTAGAGATTATTTTGTTGATGGTATTCCTGTAAAAGATACTATCTACAATTGTAAAGATATTAAGAAGTTCCTTACTTACCAGAAAGTAGATAAGAAATTCTCTGTAGAATATAATGGAGAACTGATACAAAGAATCAATAGATTCTATGCATCTACGAATGGTCCTTATTTATATAAATGTAAAATAGTAAATAGAGATGTTGAGATACCGCAATATCTTGTATGTCTCAAAACAGGAGAAAGTATAATAACTACAGATCCAAATCAGTTTTACTATAATTCTAATGTAGAACAGATATTACCTTATAGTTCAAAGATTATAACTAAAGGTACTAGAGTAGACTATACTAATCTACTTACTGCATCTGGTGTTACTATACTAAATAAATTTGATAATAAACCTATAGAAGAAAGAAAGATCAATTATCGCTACTATTTAAAGGAAGCGTTAAAGATCGTTGAAGAATTAAAACCAAGACAACTAACGTTGTTTTAACAAATATTTCCAGATTGTATCAAAAGTTAGTTCATAAAGTACTATATTATGATACTAGAATTAGATACAACATTATTAGATATTTTTGGAGAAATATCAATTAATCAGTTAGTATTTTTAACTCTTGTGTTGAATGATAATCAAAGTAATAATCAAGACGTTCACAAGTTTCTCAGCCGAATAAGTGAAAACGACATACAAGAGTTAATCGACAATGACCTTATCTCCTTTACTACTTCAGGAGATAATAAAATTTATAGTCCTACAGAAAAACTATTGTCAAGTACAAAACAAGATAAGACATGGTTTGATGAGTTCTATGAAGTATTTCCAGTGTATGTTTTAAGACCAGATGGTACTAAAGGTTTTTTACGATCTAATATAAATAAATGTCGTAAAGAATATAACCGTATTGTAGGTAAATCTAGAGCAATGCACGAACACCTTCTTCAATGTCTTCAATTTGAAATTGAAAATAAAATGATAACTGGTAAAATAGGTTATATGAAGACGATGTGGAAATGGCTCACTCAACATGAGTGGGAGGTTATTGAAGAGCAAATGAGTTATGAATCTGAAACACCTGTAAGTTATGGAGAATACGGAACAGAATGCCATTAAAATACTACCTTTTGAGTCAATATCTCAGGTAGCAAATAAATCCATAAACTACATTAAAGCTAGAAAAAATCACAGTATAGTATCATTAAAAACCAGATGGGATAAGTTCAATAAAGCCACTGGTGGAATTGAACCAAATATGATATTTACTATAGCTGGTATATCAGGTAGTGGTAAGAGCTCAGTTGCAAATATGTTAGTAATGGATTTGATTGATCTTAATCCTAATCAGGATATCGTAGTATTATACTTTAGTTTAGAAATGGTAGACTACAGAAATGTTGGTCGTGTAATAAGTAATAAAACTAAGAAAACTGTATCTGAATTATATAGTTCAGTAGAAACACTTAGTGATGAAGACTTATTAAAAGCTGAATCGGCAGCTGAAACCATTAAGAAATACAATATATACTTTGTTGATAAAGTATGTAATGTAGAAGAAATAGGTAATACTATAGATTACTTTCATAATACTGTGGCTAACGGTCGTTGGCTAATAGTAGTATTAGACCATGTTCTCTTAGTAAATGGAGAAGGTGGAGAAAGAAGTACAATAGTCGATTTACAGAAAATGTTTATACAGAAGAAAAAACTTTCTAACACTAGTATAATACAGCTTTCACAGATGAATCGTAATATTGAAAGTCCTGATAGAATTAATAATCCAAGCACTCACTTTCCAATGAGAAGTGATTTATCAGCATCTGATGCAATATTTCAAGCTAGTGATTTTGTTATTGCTGTTCACAGACCAGAGATACTTAATCTAGCTATATATGGAGTACGTCGTCTACCTGTAAAAAATAAGGTTTATATGCATTTCTTAAAAGTAAGAGATGGTGAACCCTGTATATTAGAATTTGAAAACGAACTTCAATATAGCAATCTAATTGAAACAAATACTGCAAGTGCTGAAGAACAAAAAGTAGTATTTAAACAAATTAAAAAAGGCTGATTATGAAAGGTTTTACAATTAAACTTCCGAAACAAAATATTGACCCTCAGGGTTCTTTGAAAAATCGTATATTAAACGAAGTTAAAAACCGCTTACCGTTTGCTAAATGGTATGGAATTCACACTCCAGAAGATCCGGAATACAGTGTATCATATGCAGGTCCTGAAGACTTGCTATGTTTTGGATGCAATCGAAATGCACATTTTTCTGCATTCAATAAAAAATATTATCGACCGACATGTTCATATGATAATTCACTTACATGTCCGTTCGCAAATCGAGCATTTAAATTGCGTCAATATGATGCTATTTCAGAATTTGATTTAGCATTGAAACGACTAGCAGAATATGCTAAGATCATGGAAGACTATGAAGAAGATCGTAGTTACGATTTTACTTACATGGGTCAACCTGTACGTATTTACCAGAAGTTTATTCAGATTGGTTATACAATCATTCCTATTGATAATCCTAGTCTGTTTTTGAATAACTATCGTAAAGCAGATAAAAATAATATAGTAAATGTTATTATTAATATTAGTAACAGTACTACTGTTAACAATATTCTCAACAATGAATAACGAATAACTTTACATTGTGTAAAATTTCAGTTTTTGTCAGATAATTTCAGAATCTCACAGGTAAAGTGTTAACCTATTTTAATATGTTAATACTACCAAAAGAGAAAAACAAACCAAAGGTTAATAATCCAAGATTTTTAATCCTATTTGGTAAACCAAAATCAGGTAAAACTACATTATTATCTAAGCTTGATAATTGTCTTATAATTGACTTAGAGGGAGGTTCAGAATTTCTAGAAGCTCTCTCTATTCAAGCTCGTACTATTGAAGATTTAGGTAATATATCTAGAGCAATCAGTGAAGAAATCGCTACAACAGGAAAGAAACCTTATAAATATATTGCTATAGATAATGCTACTAGACTCGAAGAAATATGTTTAGGATATGCTAAAGTTCTGTATTGTCAGACACCAATGGGCAAATCTTATAAGGGAGATGATGTTCGTACATTACCAAATGGTAGCGGATATCTCTACTTAAGAGAAGCAGTTAAAAAAGTAATAAACATGTTTAAAAATCTTTGTGATAATTTTATTCTTATAGGTCATACTAAAGATAAGATGATTAATAAAGATGGTGAAGAGCTTATAGAAATGGCTATAGATTTAGTTGG